ACGATAAATTTTTGATACCGTTATATCACTCTCAACAACGGTTGATGGGTGATTTGGATTGATTACATAATTTGCACCACCGTGAAATGATCTTCCTCCCGATTTGATGATGCTTAATGTTGAACCACTTGCTTGAAGAACATGGCCGGTAATTTTTAATGGACCAAATGCTCTAATGAAATCATCTGTTTGTTGTGGGTGAGCATAGCCAACTTGTGGTGCATTGAAAACACCACTTGAAACACTACCACTTAAATGCAGAACAACGCCTAAATCAATTTCAGTATCAAATTGGTTTATATCAGTAGAACCCCAAGGAACAACCTGTTGAACTATTGTTCCAGTATCATTGATACCAACATAAGTTATTTTAGCAGAGCCAGAGTATGTAATCGGTAAAGTTTGTGTTGGCCATGATACCATTTTAATTGTTGGATATGGTGCACTTCCTGTAAAAGCATTTTGTGAAACTATTATACCCTCACCCGCAGTTACACTAAATTGAGTTGAACCAGGTGTTGATGATAATACACCACCATATAATACACCAGTTGATAAATTTGACTCTAACCAACGAAGACGTGTACTGTTAGTATATGGACCTTGATATTGTGTAAACCATAAATCATTTGTTGAACCACTTGTGTAAATATATGAGGCAGATTTATTAGTTGGTATTGCTAAACCTCCAACTGGTTCTAATCCAAGGTAACCGACTATTGATTCACTACCTGTTATATATAAACTACCTGTAAGGTATGATTGACCTACTATGGTTTTAGAACCTGTGATTAGGAATGAACCAGTTAACCTAACATTTTGTACCAATGGATTCAAAAATGATGCCGTTGTTGCAAATGATGATGTAGTTGCAAATGATGATGTAGTTGCAAATGATGATGTAGTTGCAAAAGACGATGTAGTAGCAAAAGACGATGTAGTAGCAAATGATGATGTAGTACTATAAGAAGCAGAAGTTACAGTTCCACTCCAATATGAAGCAGTTGATGCAAATGAAGAACTTACACTATTAAGTACATATGAAGCAGTTAAAGAATTTGTTGCAAATGAAGAACTCACACTATTAAGTACATAAGAAGCTGTTGTTGCGTAAGACGCAGAAGTTACAGTTCCACTCCAATACGACGCTGTTGATGCAAAAGAAGAACTTAAAGCAACTAAAGAATATGAAGCAGTTACTGGAACATTTGCAGAATATGACGCAGTTAATGCATATGATGAAGAATTGGCCGTTACACTATAAGAAGCAGTTCCTTGTAAAGAACCTGTAAATGCGGTTGCACTAACAGAAGTTAATCCAGTAACTATTGGAGCAACTTTTAAAGAATGAGCGTCTTGAACTTCAATATTATCGCCAGCTAGTTCTGATAATACGTTCACATATGTTATATAACTAGCAGTACCGTTAATTACATAAAATTTCTCATTACCTGTTAAAGTAGTTACTTGTGCGGTTGGCACAGATAAGTTATCAGAATTTAAGTTAGTTAGTCCACTACCGTTACCAACAAATGAGCCAGTGAAAGAACCAGTAAGTTTTGTTGTGTCCTGTGTAGTGGTGATGCTCTGATTACTGTTAACACCAAAAGAACCATATACGGTTACACTACCAGAAAGTATTGCAGACGATGTTACAGTAAGGTAATCAATACTCGCTGTGTTAGTATAAAATGTTGACATTACTACTTATCCAAGTTTATTTTATAAATCATTCATACTATAAATATGACTTATGAACTAAATGCTGTTGCAATCCAATAAACAGAATTGGTTAAATCAACATTTGAATTCGTATTAATTGTAAATCCAGTAGAACTTTTTGATTCTATTGACCAAACTCTAATATCTTCACCAGTAATTGTTACTGCATAACTACTATCTGAAAATGAGCTTCCAAATGTTACAGTTGCTGTTCTTGGTGTACCAGTGAATGATATAGCGGATACATAACCTCCCTTTACGTTTGAACTAGCAGCACCACCGATTAAATATGAAGCAGTTGTTGCATAAGATGCAGTAACAGAATATGACGCAGAAGTAATTGTTCCTAATAAGTAAGATGCAGTTGAAGCATACGATGCAGAAGTAATTGTTCCTAATAAGTAAGATGCAGTTGAAGCATACGATGCTGATAATACAGTTCCACCATAATAAGAAGCGGTTACAGAGTTTACTGCAAATGAAGAACTAACTGCGTTCCTAACATACGATGCGGTAGTAGCAAATGATGCACTCATGGAATTAAGTGCGTAAGATGCCGTTGTTGAATAAGAAGCAGAATTTAAGTTAGTCAATCCACTACCATTACCAGTAAAAGAACCAGTAAAAGAACCAGTAATATATGTTGTTGCTTGGGTAATACCTATTATCTGGTTATTACCAACACCAATTGATACTGAAGCCGATAATGAAGTTATATGAGCATCCGAACCACTAACAATTATTTTTTTCCAAGTTGGCAAAGGTAACTCCGTAATTTATATCAATATCTATAAATATGTAGTTTTAGGATAGTTCTATTTTATAGAGTAGATAATTTCAAATCATTAACAACCCAGTTTCTTACATCATTAGTTTTAGCAAAATAAACAGTAACACCTTTAATAACGGGGGTTGTATAAATGGAAAGTACTTCCTGTGTTCCACTATGTATTCCTGGTCCAGATGATACTTTTGTGTAAGATATTGTTGATTGATTTTTTGATGTTTCATATGGTACAACATACGTGTACAAACGTTCCGTAACACCAGCATCAGAATTCCTATTGTAATATAAAGTATAAGAATTACCACCCAAAGAATAAGAGCTACTCAAATTAGTATTTACTGTACCAGTATCAGAACCCATATCACCAAAAGCACCAAATACAAATGGGTTATTATCATTTACTGAAATATCGTACTTGAATATTCCAGTAACAGGATAACCATGCTTTATAGTGAATGTTCTACCAAACGCTGATGCGGTTTGCGTTGTAATTACACCGTCTGCTGAATTTACTGGAGACAATACAGGATTATAATAAGCATCTGTTGTTGGATTATATAAATAAAAATAACCCCAACCATCAAAAATATCACCACCCCAATCTGGCCAATTCTGCGATGAACCAGTTGGTGGTTTATTTGTACCAGGATATGCAAATTTTGCAACTGTTGAAGCAACTGGTACACCAGATGCCATATCCTTTGTTACTGATGCCCCTACTGTTAAAGAAAATGAGGAAGTATAACCGTTTGAAATAATGTAAAGAGATGATGTTGTTGGAGTTGATGATAAAGTAAAACTACCACCAACTCCAGTTTTAACAAAAGTTAAACCCCCATTTGTACCAATATTTGAAAAAGTTAAACTCATTTTTATAGATATATGTATAAATTACTTTCAGAAACAATTAATGTACCAACTGTACTCGTTGCTGGCAATGAAGTCGTTGATGGTAAAGTAAATATACCAGATACAACAACACTACCAGTAATGTAAGCAGACCCCGTGAATATCAATGTATCCGCATCAAAATTTGTACTACCAGTTACAGTTAATGAACCAGTTATTGTTTGATTACCGTTAAATGTATTTGAACCAGTTGTTGCAAAAGAACCAGTATTTATTGAAGCACCACCTGCATTTAGCGCATATGATGCAGTAATTGCGTATGATGAACTCAAGGTAGTTGATGAATATGAAGAAGTTGTTGCAAATGAAGAACTAACTGCGTTCCTAACATACGATGCGGTAGTAGCAAATGATGAACTTATAGCGTTCAATACGTATGAAGAAGTATTTGATGTAGTTGCAAATGAAGAACTAATTGCATTGAGTACATAAGATGCTGTTGTACTATAAGAAGCGGAAGTTACACTTCCACCATAGTATGAAGCAGTCAATGAATTAGTTGCAAATGAAGAACTTACACTATTGAGTACATAAGATGCAGTTGTTGCAAATGAAGAACTTACACTATTGAGTACATAAGATGCAGTTGTTGCAAATGAAGAACTCAATGATTGTAGTGAATAAGATGCAGTTGCAGGAACATTAGCAGCATATGATGAACTAATTGCATATGTTGAATAGGATGCAGTTCCTTGTAGTGAACCAGTAAACGAAGGAGCTTGTATAAATCCACTTACTGACAAACTACCCGTGAACTGATGTGTATCATCTGCTGTATCTCCAAACTTAGTTGAGCCAGATACAGATTGTACTTCATAATTTACTACCGATGATGAAATTACATAAGTTCTTGCAGTAAGTGTACCACCAACAACTACATTACCATCGTAGTTAGCATTAGTTGCATATAAAGTTGCAAATCTTGGTGAATCAGATTCTCCTAAACCAAGAACACTTCTTTGTCCAGAACCTGAAATTATGTTTGTTCCTAATAAATTAGTTAGCGTTTGTGTAGAAGAAGAAACCAAACCAGTTGGTTTATTTAGAATATTATTCCAATAAACAGACCCACTAAGTTCTCCACTCGTTACAAATCCTAAATTACTAATTTGCTGTGAAGAAGAAATTGCACCATCAAAGCTACCACTAAACAATGGAGCTATAATTGTTCCACGAGAAGTGAGTGAACCACTTACTAATAAAGAACCTGTGAATTGGTGTGTATCGTCTACTGTATCACCAAACTGTGTTGAACCAGATGCTTTAATCGACTGTATGTCTACAACTGATGAAGAAATTACATAAGTTCTTGCAGTAAGTGTACCGTCTATATAAGCGTTGCCAGTTAGAGTCAATCCGCTACCAGAAATACTACCAAATGTAACATTATCAGAAGTACCCAAACCAATTGAACTTCTTTGACTTGATGATGATACTATACCAGTTCCAACTAATACTTGATTAGAACTTGATACAATTCCACTCGGTTTATTAACAATTTGATTCCAATCGGATGATGTTATAAACCCAAAGTTATAAATTTGTTGTGAAGAAGAAATTGTTCCGAGTGCAACTATATTTGTTAAACCCGCACCATCACCAACAAAAGTTCCGTAAACAGAACCAGTTACATATACTGAACCAGTAAACTGATGTGTATCGTCTAAACTGTTACCAAATATATTTGAACCACTACTAAACGATTGAGTTACATTTATTACAGAAGAAGAAATTATAAGTTGCCTTGCAGTTAAATCACCAGTTAACGTAAGGTTATTAAAAGTAGGTGAGTCAGTTGTACCCAATCCAAGAACACTTTTTTGTGCTGAACCAGATACTATATTAGTTCCTGCAAGATTCTTTATTGTTTGTGTAGATGAAGATACAACACCACTTGGCAATGTTGCTGGTGAAATGTTTGTTATCTGAGAACCATCGCCTTTGAAATAATATGCGTCAACAGTTCCCGATACAGCTAAGTACGTAACAAGAGACCCAGTTCCATCGAGGAGTGTAGAATCATCTACTGGGTCAGTTTGTAACAGCCTATAATACGATTCCGATACGTAAAGGCTGGTTAAATCTCTTTGTGTACTTGGCAATTATTTTCTCTCATTAATTCCAATATAAATATCAATTGTTTGAAACTAATAACCTTTTTTCTAATTCTTCTATTCTTTCCAAAAGATGTTTTATTAATAAACTATGATACGGTGTTATTTGATCGTTGTTAACTACAAGTTGAGTATCTTTCGGTGAAATAAATCCATCAGAATCAACCGATTCTTCTAAGCCAGGTTTTGGAACACCACCCACCAAATGTTCAAATCCAGTTTTTACAAGTTGTTGTGCCGAATAGCCTGTTTTTATTCCCTTATCTATTTCATCTTTCCATGTAAATTGAATCGAATCGACCCCTTTAATGAACCTAATTGCATCTGCTAATTTAATTTTACCGATTATATTTTTAAGTCTTTCATCTGAAGTTGCATTAAATTCAGATGCTTGAATACGAGAATTTGCAGTTAATGAATATGGATTTGTTCCAGAAGATGTTCCCGTATATGGTGAAGGGACGGCTGATGATAAATATGCGTATGAATAAGTTGCATTCACACTACCGTTTATAGTTACATAACCAGCTTGTGTTGTTGTTCCAATTAAAACACCACCCGTTGCACCAGTTTGCGCATTTATTATCAATTTACCAGAACCAGATGCATTCATCCAAAGTGTTCCGTCTGGATTTAAACTGTGTATGTGAAAATTTCCGTCATCGAATATCTGTCCACCACCGTTATTAAAACTTATTACACTGCCAGTTGCCTTTAATTGTGTTGTTTTACCGGCAGCACTTGGTATTTGAACAATTCCTGCATCGGTAAGTGACCATATATTATTTAGGTATGCACTATCTATTATTTGAAATGTTCCTGTATTATCTAATCTAAATGTTTTATTTGGATTAACAACTGGACTTGTGGAATTAGAAACTCGCAAGAAATCAATGTAAGTAGAACCACCGACTGTGTTTGAGCCAGATACATATATTGCAGTATTTGTTGCCGTTGATGGTGGAACTATATTAACATTTTGAGTAAGAGTATTTACATATGAAGAAGTTGCCGAATATGAAGAACTTCCTTGTAATGAACCAGTAAATGAACCAGTTCTAAATGAACTCGATATTAAACTAAATGAACTAGATACTAAACTAAATGAACTCGATAGTGGACTATAAGAACTTGATACCAAACTAAATGAACTTGATAGTGGACTGTAAGAACTTGATACCAAACTAAATGAACTTGATAGAGGACTATAAGAACTTGATAGAGTAGTAAATGAACTTGATAGAGTAGTAAATGAACTTGATAGAGGACTATAAGAACTTGATAGAGTAGTAAATGAACTTGATAGAGGACTATAAGAACTTGATACTAAACTAAATGAACTCGATATATTAACAAATGAACTTGATAGTGGACTATATGAACTCGATACTAAACTAAATGAACTTGATAGAGGACTGTAAGAACTTGATAGAGGACTGTAAGAACTTGATAGAGTAGTAAATGAACTTGATAGTGGACTATAAGAACTTGATACTAAACTAAATGAACTTGATAGAGGACTATAAGAACTTGATATATTAACAAATGAGCTTGATAGTGGACTATAAGAACTTGATACTAAACTAAATGAGCTTGATACTAATATAAATGAACTTGATAGAGGACTGTAAGAACTTGATATGTTAACAAATGAACTCGATATATTAGCAAATGAACTACTTGAAAAACCTATTACACTCGATGCAGTTGCTGCATAAGAAGCAGAAGTCACAATATCTCTTGTTGCTATAAACGATGAAGATTTTGGCATAGTCATCCAATACACATCACCACTAACTACATCGGAAGCGTTTGAGTTTATAGTGAAACCAGATAATGTTTTTGATTCAATTGTCCATGCACGTGCGGATTCCGCTGATATACTCACAGAATAAAAATTATCCTCATATGGAGAAGGAAATGTAACAGTAGAAGTACGTGGTGAACCTGTGAATGAAGCACCATCAACTATATCCGCCTTTATATTTGCGCCACCGTTTAGGAGATAAGAAGCAGTTGCTGCGTAAGAAGCGGTTGTAGAAAAACCACCTGAACCACTTGTTGGCGATAGTAAAGAACCATTAACATAGATAGCTAAATTAGTACCATCCCATTTTAAGTAAGAACTACTTACAGAACCACTATTACCAATTAAAACAGTAGAATTACTACCAACTGCATTAAAATTAAAAGTGTCTGGATTAGAACGGAATTCAAAAGAAGAACCACTTTGATTTATCATTTGAACTGTTGCTTGTGAATAGCTAGAACTAGCATAAGGATTTCCTTGTGTCAAACTCCAACCGTAATTATAAGAAGTTGGTGAATTAGAAAGTACATATTCTATGCCGTTATATCCATATGTTTGTATTGCAGAGCCAGATTTAGAACCAGATATATTACTAAATAATTGAATACCACTTGCAGTATATGATGAAAGGAAAGTAGAACCAGTTATTATATTATCATTACCATAAATGTATTGATTCCCACCTGTAAAGTAAACACCTTCTATTGAAGAAGATACCTGTGATTCTCTAGATGTATCGTTAAAATATTGAATCTTGAAATCTAAATATTCATTTCTATGTGCTTGATCTATTGGAACATAAATACGTGTTCTATTTGGAGTAAATCCATAATTAGAATCATCAACTACACGAATATTAGAAATTTTAGCACCATCTCTGATCATAAATCTAACAATACCATCACCGTCTCTATCAACTGGTATTCTCAATTTAAAATCTTTTTTACGAGATTCCGCACCAGTATAAATTGGAACTTTACCCAAATACCTACCGTATTCGGTATTATTACTGAATGCACTACCACTCATATAAACTGCTATTTTCTGCTCACGTGTATCTAATTTATTGGGAGTGTTATAATAGTCAAACACGATACTATAAACCGTGTCTTTATAAAATTTAGTTGCTGCTGATCCAGTCTGTTCTATGATAATTTCTTGAGAACCAGACATTATTGCGGTAGGAACTATTGATATAGATTCTTCCGTATAATCAAATGTTGAGTATGAAGATGAATTAGAACCAGATGGTGTATAAAAATATGATGCTGAACTAATTAAAGCAAGTGGTGCACCATTAATCTGAACAGGATTCCAATAACTGTAAGCGTTTATTGAAGATGGTGTTGCATTTCCTGCAATTTCTATATCAACATTTTTTGAAAATATACCGATTGGATTTTCAACTAAATTTGAACTAGTATCAACCATCCAATTTTTTTGATTAACATTTCCGTCATATACTAACTGATATGCTTGATTTGGTTTATTTGCACTTCTTGTAAAAACTTTTATACGAGAAATTTGTCCAACTTCTGGTTCAAGATTTTTTATATCCAATTGTGCGTATGATTTTACATTCTGAGTTACGGTTCTTGAATCAGAAGAATTATTATATATAATATTATATTCCTGATTTTCAGCGAATGAAACAGGTCTATACGTACCATCTGTACCACGAAAGTAAACTGGATCTTTTAATGTTAGTTGATTAGGACTATTTACGTATGCAATACTCGATGAGTATTCAAACGATGAAGTTTGTGCACTTGGAAATCTAGTAGAAGAAAGTGTGGGAAAGAATATCTTTCCACCTTCAAATTCTTTTTTGAAATTATTACTGAAATTTGTAAGTACTGGTAAGCTATCCTTAAATGAATAAGTTGCAAACCCAATAGAACCACTTTGTTTTTGAGCATCAAATTTTTCTTCAACTATTGAAATCTTCTTTTCAGATACCTGTACAATTGGCTCTTGCTTATAAACAATTTCACTATCATTTAATTTACTTTTATCAGCATTTAGTGAGTGGGTATATTTGTAATTGTATTTTTTAACATCGGTTCTTGGTAATAAAATACCATTCAAATCCCTATAAACAGTACAAAGTATGGTTATACTACATGCACCGATAGGTACTGAATCGTATACATATACAGCAACGTTAATCGATTTATCTTTTTCTTTTTTTCGTAAAACCTCATGATAGATAGGGTTACCGTTTGAGTCCAAAACTTCTATGTTAATTGGAAACTCATGTGAAATGAACATTGGGTTTGGTTTAAATCTAAAAAGATTTTTACCTGCCGAAAATGATTCTGGCATGAAAGTAACATTCAAAATATTAGGAGAACTGTTATTTATCTCAGAATATTTCGTTGCTACATTTATATAATCACGCTTAAATTTTTTCTTTTCAATCATTTCAGTTCAACCACGTTTTTATCCTTCTATTTTTGAAAATCCATTCTCTTTCTTAATTTCTATCTGACTATCAACCATATCCCTAACAACATCGATATGAGATATTAAGATAACAAAATCAAACTGAGTTTTGAGATACTCTAAAAACATAGAGAAGCTCGTTAAAACTCCAGAATCCAATGTTCCCAAACCTTCATCAATCGCTATAAAGTTTGGTCTTGGTAAAGAACAGACATTTATAAGTGCTGCTCTAATAGCTATCGATGAAATGAATTTTTCCATTCCACTAGTTAATTCAAGTGGCCAGAAGTTCTCATCATCATACACTATATAAGTATTAATACTCTTACCATCTGTCTCAAAAAGCACTTGAAAATCAACGATTTGAGATAAAATATTATTTGTTTCCGCTTGTATCTTCGGTAAAGCGTCACCTATGAGTGCGTACGGAATACCATTTCTATTTACACATTTCAAATAATAATCATAAGCGAGATATTCTGTTTCAAGTTCTTTTAATTTCTGAATCGATTCATTACAATCGTTTATAATTCTTTCTTGTACTTTAATATCACCACTATAATCTATAATCTTTCCTTCAATTTGCTTTAACTCTTTAGTAAACATTGATTTAGAATTCTTAGAATCTTCTATTATTTCCATCAGTAAAGAATTTGTTTTAATAGATTCTTCGTTTTCTTTATATTTTAATATTCTATTTTGAACATTTACCAAATCTTCTTCAAATCCTTTCAATGTTTCTTTATTACTATAAATATTTTTTTCTAAATTAAATACCGTTTTTTGATGAAAATGTTGATCATTTTCTGACTTCTGTAATCTGTCCAGTTCCGCATAAACATTGGAGTTTTTCTTGAATTCTTTTTCGAGTAATTCAATTTCATTAGTCAAAGCATCTTTATCGTTATTTAATCCAACTAAATTTGATTCTGCTTTCTTTGCATCTTGAACAAACACATTACCAACACAGAATTTACATTTTGGGTCATACTGATGGCTCTTCAAATTATCTACTTTATCTTCACAATGTTGAATCTGAAGTTTTATGTTTCTCAAATCAGATTCACTTTTAGAAATTTTTAATCTAATTTCGTCAACCATCTTTCTACGTTCTAATAAATCTTCTTTGTCAAATTCAGTAAGAATTCTTGTGTATCGTTCAAGACTTTCATTCGCTCCTTTCAATTCATATTCTAATGATTTCATACCGCGAATGGTTTCATCTATTTTTCTATCAATTGAAATTTCTTTTTCTAACAGCGTTTGTAAAGAATTAGGGGATAAATTAGAATCTACTTTTATTAATTTATTTTCATTGTCTCTAATTGTAGTGTTCAGTCCTTCTATTTTATCTTCAATTTCAGATTTTTCTGAATTCAAATTAAATAAAATTGTGTTTGCTTCATCTCGTTTTGCTTCCGCATTTAATATCTTAGTTGAATAATCTTGTTTACTAAATTCTTTAATGAGTGTACTCACACCCTTAGAATCATCATTTGCTATTGTATGTAATTCTTCAAACAATTCTAAATCTAAAAACTGAGCAAGTAAATCTTTACGTTCACGTTGCGCTTTATCAACAAAATTAGTGTTGTTACCCTGAACAGACATTGCTGTTAAAATAAAGTCATCGTATGTCCCCAAATACTTTCTAATTATACGATTTGTATCGTCTCTGTCCTCGCCATTGAGTGAAACTTTGTTCTCTCCATCTAAGTACCAAAAGTTAACTACAACCTTAACAGCACCCTTCTTGTCCTTAGTTGCAACCCTTTCAATGAAGTAATTCCGTTCACCAATATTAAAACTAAGTTTACATCTGAAATTATCTTTTTTATTATTCATTACCTGAATTGCTCTATATGTTCTTGAACATTTATCAAAAATACAATACATAAGAGCATCCAAAACGGAAGATTTTCCACTTGCATTCGGTGCAAATAAACCATAAATCCCATTCATAGAATCAAAGTTTACAATATTACCTTCACCGTATGAAAACATATTATCAAACTTAAAATAGTTTGGAGTCCAAATTAAATTCCTAACAACATCACTATCATCAACTTGCTTGTTTACGTTTCTGTTTATTTCATAAATACGTTCTAACAATGCAGTATCAGCTGGTAACTTATTATTTTTAATGTAATTAGAAATTAACGTGTTCTGATAAGAAATATCTCTAATATCACCTAATTTATTTTGAGAAGTATTTCCTGCTTCTGATGAATTACCAACTCGTTGTACTTTAACATCAAGAACATTTGCTAATGATTTTAACTCGGTAATGACTTTATGAATGTCTGAATTATCTGTATTAATCGAACGTAAACGTATGTAATTATTTTTTGAAAATTCATCTGGTAAGTTTTTAATTTTTCCATTTTCAACCTCAATTGTGTGGTAAGCAAAATCATTTTTAATTTCTACAAACTTCGATGTTCCCTTCGGTATATTCCATTCAATTACACCGTGCTTTAAGTCTTCCCCAAAGTTTTGTTGTATAAGCGAACCTGGATACGCAAATCTTTTATCTTTATCTAAGTATTGAAATCTGTGAATATCTCCAAAAAATCCATAGTCAAACCCTTCAAATAAATCAAGAGTAACATCGGTATTATGCAACTTCATACCTGTATCAGTTTCTGCTGCATTAATAGCACCATGATAAAGAACTATTTTCTTTCTACCGTCATCTTCAACGTCAGATGCTTTAATAAAATTTTTAGTATCATCGAATACTGAATTAACAACGAAGTTTACATTGCCGAACGGATAAACACCCGTATCTTTCAAATAATGTAAGTTAGAGTAGCTGTTAAATGTATTGAAAATTGGAGTTAAAGAATCTAAACGGTCTTTATTATTCAAGTTACAATCGTGGTTTCCTGCTATAAAAATAGTAGTTGCTATTTCAGATAAGTTTAATAAAAACTGTCTTGTCATTTCTACTAACTCTGGACTCATATCTGTCTTTGCATGAACAATATCACCTGCAACATAAATTAAAGTGTTTTTATGTTTAGAAACAGTTTCACGGCAATAATCATATAATCTATTAAATACTATTTGGTATTCTTCATGGCGTTTATAATTTCTAATATGTATGTCTGCAATGTGTATAATTCTGTGTACGTTAAGCATTCAAAATCCTTTGTTTAATAATATCATATGTATCGGTATTCTTACTTTTACTTTTGATTAAAGTAAATTCTTTGAATCCAACCTCGTTTACATCTTTTTGTTCTAAATTTACAATGGAAACATTTATTCCATTTCTAACCAAATAACTTGAAATATTCAATGCATCTTTTCTTGCATCGTTATCTAAAGCAACAATTACTTTCGGTGGTTTACGTAGTAATATTTTTTCTTTTAATAAGTTTGACATTAGTTTGCCAAAAAGTGGTATAGTGTTATACCTAGCACTAATTGCATCAAACACACCTTCAACTAAAGTTATAGGTTCATTCCAATTAATAAATGAATCAAAACCAATAACATCTTTACTCCATTTTGGATTTTTATATTTTAATGTATCCTCATCAAAAATAGAACGAGAAACAAAAAAATTCAAATTGAAATTATCATCGTACGATGGAACAATTATTCTACCTGAGTAAGCACCATTTGGGCAATAGCCAATATCATACCTAATCATATCGGTTCTACTGATTCCTCGCTTTTTCAAATAATCTATTGCTTGTTTTAACTGCATTTTAGTTTGTATGTCTTTTATTTTACCGTATTCATACAAACGAATAGTTTCCGATGGAAGACTTAATTGAATTTCTTTTGTTTCTTTTTGATCAGAAACATAAAGTTTTCTGGTCTTTATGATTTTATCCAAATCAGCATAGTAAGACCTATCGACTTTTAATTTTTTGAATAGTGAGGATATATTTCTACCCTTAGCGTTACTCACCCAACAATGCCATACATTTTGTCCATCGTTAGATGCACTTAAATCTATTTCTAATTTTGGTTTGTAATGGGAAATGAACGGAGAGAAAAAAGAGTAGTTATTGCCAGAAGTTTTTCGTCCCTTACCAAGAACTTTTTCTAACAAATTAAGTAAATCATAATTTATCATAACAACACTTTTTTGTATAATAGTTTATATCACAAATATAGTAAAAATTTGTGACAATTACAAACACTCATCCAACCATTCTTTTGGAATATCTTTTTTTGCCCACTTCCAACCTTTTTTATCACAATACTGAGCGTATGTGGTTTTACTTCCTTTATACAATTTTGCATTTGGATTTTGAAATACAAATCGAATATCTATTTCAGAATATTGTTCAAATATTAAATCAAACTTTAATCTGTCAGTTTTTACCCATCTACCCTTTGATTCAATATAAAGGTTCTCACCTGTTTTCTTAGTAAGAACGAAATCAGGAGTATAATTGTGTTTTGTTGCAGGCTGTATATAAGATATTTTATGGGTTTCATAACCGAATTCTTTTTTAGATTCTTGAAGTGCATTGTTTATATTATCTTCCAATCCACTTCTGAAACCATGCTTTATTGCTACGGCATTTCTTTTCATTACATGTCAAATCGTATAATAATATTCATGTCAACATCATCACGTTTTATCAAAGGGTTAGCCAATTTTGCAATTGCTACTAAATCTCTATTATCATTATATAATCCGATTGTTGTTATATACGGATTAAAATCTTTATGCGATGCATATGTATCTACTAATTGTGGTCCAAGATTTATATCTGTAAATAAAGAAGGGTTTTGAGTAAAATTAAATTCATTCTTTTTTATTTTACAAATAATTTCATGTTCATATAAAGTAATTGTACTCTTAAACTTACCATCGAAACCATAAGCAGAACCACTATAATCAAAACTTCCACTTTCACCAAGTAATGCATTTTTATATTTTGGTCTTGGGTCTGAAACAATAGCTATCCCATTTTTGTAAAAAACATTACCAACTCTTGAAGTTTGATAAGCATACCCATTCACTAAACTATTATTGTATAAACCATCTATTTCTGTTTGAGTTAATCCTTTTGAGTAAATACGAATTTCATCAAGAGAACCAGAAAATGTTTTATCAGAAGTACCATCACCTGCAATATAAAAATAGTGATCATTACCAATAGGTTTAGTCATAATCTTATTATAACTTGCATTTAATGTACCATCTATGTAAATTTGATAGTTACTACCAGTTTTTTGACAAACAACATGATGCCAAGAACCAGTTGCTAACAAACTTGAAGTAACTTGCATAATTTCAACATTTGATTGTTGTTTGAAAACAATAGAATGCGGATAACTCGAAGTTCTATTTCTAATTGAAATATCAAAAGGAAACTTTTCAGTATAACTGCTAGTTATAATGTGATCATCGCCCTTCTGAACCATTGTTATTTTGTTTTTATTGAAAAGATAATTATGATCGTAGTTTTCTAATGATTGTGAACTTGGAATATTAATCCAAAAACTAAACGCAAAGTTGTTTGCTCTGTTAAAATTGAATCGTTCATAATCACTAACAGACAGATATGCACCATTGAATGCAGCACTTACGCCAGTTGATTCACTTGTATCAGTTGTTGGTATTCCACTATAATAATTTATCTTTTTAGGATTTGATATTGATATAATCGTGTTATGCTCTGAAGTATCAGATACATAATATGATTTATTATTTTTGTAATTATACTCTCTATATTTTTCGTTGAATCCAACATACAAAAGATTGTAACTATCATCAACAAAAGTAGTTGCATCAAACGATGTATCTATTAAGTTACCGTTTTCATCATCGATTAACGTATAACTATAAGATGGATTTGTATTGTAATTAGTTAAAGACAATGAACCTTTTTTTATTCCCTCGCCAAATGTTCGCATCGGTGCTACAAACATAGAACTTGATTCCCATAAATAGTTTTTATGGTTTCCATCGTGTGAAAAATCACCCGTTCTAAAATCAGAATAAACGGTATAATAACTATGGTCAGCGTAGTACCACAAAAGTTTTGGGTCTAACGTTTGTATATTAAATGGTCTTTCATATAAAGATGAAGATATGTTTACAACATTTCCAAAATATCTATGATTTTCTGGATATAATACACGATAAACATTAAAACCATTATTTTCATAATAATTTATATCAGTAGGAATTGTATTAAATTCCCATGTTTTATTAGCTTGGAACTGACGGACTACGTAATCACCTGCCGATAATTTTTTCCAAGCAAAACTTATACTATTTCCAAATTGAAATGACACTTAATTTAACCTTACTCTAACTTGAAAAATACACTCTGTATTATGTTTTTTATTAATTGGTTTTTTTAATTTACCAACTGCTAATAACTCTTTCTTTTTATTGTATAAACCAATTGTAGATATGTATGACTGTGGTTCATTCTTCATAGTTAAATATTTCAATTCTTTATTTGAACCAGAAATATAAGTTGGATTTGAAGAATAATTCATCTGATCAGGATAAACTCTACAAAAATAAGTTTCAACCATATATTCTTCAGAAGAACGTCCCCACCAAGAACCAGTTTCAGTTCTTACCGCATTCGCTGTCATTGAACCTTTTATCGAATAAAATAATTTATTCATATTGTCCCCATCAATTGAAGCGGTAACTGTGTTATAAGAACAAGACTGATCGAGTACAACACCATCTAAAATAACCAATCCGAGTTTAGGAAATACCATACCCCATGCATCGTCTTCAGTATCACCATAAATACCTTGATTCAATGAACCAGAAACTAAATAATAATAATCAGAAATTTCTTCGGTATATGTAATATGTTCTTTTCCATCTTTTGAATCATCAATTAAAGTGTAAATTACACTAGAAGAAGGATGTACGTATGTATTAGAGCCAGTATTTATCAGTTGATTGGTACTTGAAGAAATAGGTGATAATGTTATTTGAAAATTACCTGGATCTAATCTATCTTGTATAGATTCACGATTAAAATTTATAACATAAAAATAATCACCGTTCTTATTATTCTTAAATTTAATTTTACCGTGTGTTGTATCAAAACACTCCAACATATATTTTCTGTATATAGATTTTGCAGGTAAAAACTGACTTGTTATACCTTGATTATTAACTACATATGAAGAACCTGAACCAGAAATATGTGCATAAGAAATATCAAATTCATGATAAGAATTAGTATCGGTTATTGGTTTATTATAAACAGACATGAAATATTTTTCATGATTAGCTGTAACAGAGCCTGTATATATTGTTTGTAATTTTTCAGTTGAATTACAATTAAATAAACCTTTAGTTTTCCATTCCACTAATTTTGGTGAAATATCTTCACTCGTATCTATCTGTTTAAAAACAAGAGAACTATCTGGTTTATCTGGTTCGTTATTTATAAATCTAAGAAATGGTCTTGGTGATTCTGGTTTTGTTTCATCTATAATACTAATACTTTCAAATTTAGGGAATCCATTATCCCGTATAAATTGAACATATTCCTTTAGTAACGTAATAATATGTTTATTTATATCAAATGAATTTATCATATATTATAACCAATCTAAAAATTCTAATCCAACAAACTGAGATGTTGATAATACTGTATCATCTCCAGTTTCTTTAATATAATTACCGAATTCATTGTCAGTTGCTAAAATATCTTGATATGCGTCTTCAAGTATCAGTAGCATATCATCTGCTGAAAAGGTATCTGGAACGTAAAACCAATCTTTTTCTAATATTCGTAAAGCAACCTCCGCAGCAACACGATTAACCTCTTGCCTAACAATAGTTTTCGCTTCTTCTTGATTAACATTCGGTTGAAATTTATCAGAATTAACATCAAATCCAAGTAAATCTATACTCGGAACTTGAACTAAAACGTATTGTCTGATTTGATGTAGAATATCATTAATATTTTCAATAAAAAATTCTTCTTCCATATAAATTCCTTACCAATTTAATCTAATTTTTATTAAAATATCATTCTCATAAGATTTTTGTATTGGTTTGTTTAGTTTAGCAACAGCCAACATTTCATTTTTATCATTGAATAACCCAACTGTTGTAATATATGTAACAGGATTTTCTATGAAACAATCGTGTTTAATATATCCTTTTTTATCTGCCGTATCCAAAACATAAGTTGGATTTGTACTATAATTGGCTGCTTCAACAGGTATTCTTATGAAATAATGATTTGTTGTTTTTGTTTTAACACGTCTACCTTGCATTGGCTTATTCAATACGGCTGCACCACTAATTGAAGTGTGTAGTTTTAATGCGTTGTTACCCTCTAAGTTAGAACCTGTTACACTATTAAAATTCAAATAACTATTTAACTTGCTACCGTCTAATACTATTATTCCTAAATTATGGTATATTTTTCCATAAGTTGTAATGTTACTGCCAGTTCCACTACTATGAGTACCACCCAAAAGAGAACCACTTACAATATCATAGTATGAATTTGGGTCTTCTAAGCAGAATTGACTTTCATCAATATCGCCAGAATTATCTATAAGTGATAAAATTTTGTTTGAAGAACTTACTTGAACATTACTACCAGTATAGTATTTGTTTGCATAAGCAGTACCGTTCAATTCAGCTAAATTTATTTCAAAGTTTCCTAAATCCAATCTATGTGTTAAACCATTTCTATAATAATTTATAATGTAAACATCTTTTGGAGTTTGAACTGTACCAGAGTTGTAAAATGTAAATCGTGTATCAGTTGGGTCTAATGCTAATAATCTAAATTGTGAATATATTGCTTTTGTTGAACTATCACTATAATCGTAATTATATCCAGCTGAACCAGAACCCTCATAGTGTCCGTATGTTACTGCATAAAGTGGTGAAGTATCACAATTATCACAGCCAACTATATCATAATATTGTTTCTTAGTTTCTGTTGGTTGTATTGAACTTGTGTTATAACAAAGTAAAGAACCAGAACCATTGAATATACCAAAAACTTCATTTTTACTTACACCTGGTAAAATATCACCACCGTATAATAACGGATGATATAATTTTATAGGAGAAGGATCACATGCAGCAGCAGTTGAACGTCTTGTATTAACTACACGTTGTCCTTTTGTTAAGAACGGATAATCTGGATTGTACGGATATGTTTTGAGAATTAATCTTTCTGATAATTTCTTTACCATTCCGAATGCATCAGTATATACTAATTCTGGATAAACATCGTAGCACTCTTGTACACTTACTTCAACACATCCACATAAATCAGTTGGATCAGGAATCCAACCTTTATCTATACAATATTCACCTGGTTCACAATTCTGTGAATTTTTATTAAATTGTATAGTTGCTTCATCGGATATATCTGATATAAAATTTCTATTTCCACTTTGATCTAATAATGGATAATATATATCTTCCCAAATATACCACATTCCTGCAAATTCACCAGAATCCTCTCTTTGAATTCTATTACCATAATCTCTAAGAGCAAGTGATGTTACAAATTGTCCGCGAGTTTTTTCGCCAGAAAATATTACACCATTTACTATTTTATCACCAAATGTAGTATTTGTTAGTAAGTTTATAACGCCATTATCATCAATTGGAATTTCTATTCTATCATTAATACCCGATGGTGAAAAATATTTTACAGGTATATTTGCATTAACACCGCAAACTAATTCAAGATATACTTTTCTACGTCTCTTTATATCCATGATAAATGTTTCTGCTGTTGCAGAATAACATGGATTGCTTGCAAGTTGTTTTCTTTCAATCTTGTTTAATGAAGTTTTACGTATGTTTATATTTTGATTAGTATCAAAAGATTTACCTGTTTTTATTCTTACAGAACCGTCTTTTATATCTACTGGATACTGCAATTCTAAATTGTTAAATAATTTAGTTGCATTATTATAATCATTTTTATAGTCAAAAATATCTTGAAAATATTCTGGTTTATTTACTTCTTTTTTACGTAAAGACCATTGTAATTTTCTATTTGAATCGTATGGTGTATTACAAGAATCTACAACAACACCTTGTGTTTGTTCCACAGGTGGTTTTGGTGGTGTTATGTCAGTACCACCGCACCCATCAACAAATTTTGTTGCTTGAGCTGGTATTAATAATGTCTTTCCTTTTACATCATTGAATGTACTTAAAGCCTGAGCAGATGGATCTGTTATCTTTGTACTATTAAGTAAATCAGCCGGACTGAACCCTGCATCTAACAAAAATCGTTCTAACAAAATATTATTTGCATTACTTGTTACTTGCTTGCCGATATTTATAACGTCTTTGTTAACAACTTGTTCTGTCCAGTTGCTATACTGAGTCATATTCGCTGTACTTGCCCATGTTAGTAGTTCAAGGCCATTATTTCCAAACTCATTAAAAGCAGCCTTAAAGTCTTTAGGTGTTGATGAGTTTAAGGTTTCACATATACTTTGATTCTTAGAATATATGTTAGTTTTACCCAATAGAATAGGCAATAGTAGAAAACTATTGTCTACTACAATATCCAATGAATCATATAAAGTTTGAGCGATAGTTCTTACATTGAAATATCTTTTATATGTTATTTTACCAAGAACATCACTATTGTCACATTTTTGAGCATCTGCTACTAATTCCGATTTTATCCTTACCGTAAATTGGTCGGTAGCACCTTTTAGTTTTACAGGATCACCAGTATATGAAGTACCTTGTCTTCTCGTACAACATCTACGTAAAGTATATTCCAATACAACTTGTTTTCCTGCATTTATACCATTGATTATTTGATCCGGCTCTTCTGTTAATTCTCGTATTTTTGGTTCAAATTTATAGTTATATTCATTTGGTAAACATTGTGGAACTGGATTAACTACACCACCAGTTGAAGCGGGAGACATGGTGGTTTTAATTGCTGTTCCGTATATATTTGGTCCAAAGTAATATGACCATAAATCACCATTTTTATCATTACCAAATCCTCGAATACCTTCTATCAAAGTTATTATACCATTAATAGTAGCCTGTCTGCCTGCCTGTTCAACCCAATCAACAAATTGAATATTTGGAAAAGTTTGTAGATATTCAAGATATATCGTAAATAAATCTATAAAACTTTGATAAACAGTTTCTGGCCTTTTGTTAGTGGTATTTTCATATTCAATTTTTATGTCAATTAAGTCAAGTGGTAAAACATTTTGTAAAAGTGATTCCAAGGTAGTAGCATTTCTCTGAAGGAATGCTATATACGCAGCTTTTATATCATCTTTTTGTTTCTGGGTGAAGAAGTTGTCCATAGTTTACCTTAAAAATCTAATTTTACTTTTATAGAAAGCTCTTTATCGAATGTTTTTGCTATTGGTTGGTTTAGTTTAGCAACAGCAACTAAATTTGCATTATCATCATAAAGACCAACCGATGTTATATAAGTTCTTGGATTATCATACATACCTGCCCATTTAACAATATTTGTACTACCAGATAAGAAACTCGGATTAGTTGTATAATTGAATTCATTATTTAATAATCTGACAAAATAGTAAGATGAAGCATACATTTCACTTGTATTTGCGGTGAATGAACCAGATGTTGAATTAATTGTCATAGCACCACTAATTGCAGTAAACAATTTGAAAGCACTATTATCTCCACTTCCAGTTGCAGGACTGCGACGAGTTGTGAATGATGCTGAAGCATCTAACGCTTTACCATTCAAAACAATAATACCATTATCTGGATAAAAAAGTCCCCAAGGTGTTGTATCGGCTGTATATATTCCGTTAGTAAGACTTCCACTTCTTATATTAAATACTCTACCACCTTGAGTTGCTAATTCAGTAGTAGAAGAAGTTGCATCATCTATAAGTGTAATAATCCTATTTGAAGAAGAAACTGCACCAGTTGAATTTAATTCAGCTAATCCAAGTTGCCAAGTATTAGTATCGATTCTGTCTTTGTATCTACTTCTATTAACATTTATCACGTAAATGTAATCCGATGTTTGTCCATTTTCAAATGTAAATAAAGATGTACCAGCATCTAACAATAATTGACGATATTGTGAGTAAATAGCTTTTGTTGGATAATCGTATATATTTGTACCAGATGATCCAGTTGAAGAACCGCTACCATATAAGTCACCATAAGCAACAGAAAATTGAACTTGTGCGTTTTGAGCACTTGATTGACTATTGTATACATTATAGTAATATCTTTTTTCATTTGCAGACTGATTTGAACTCGTATGTATAGTAGATAACTTGGATATATTACCAGACCAAACTGGAGCAGAAACTACTTGTCTCTGTGAAGTTGATATTGAATCCTGTGTAAATCTCTTAAAAGAAACTGAATCGTTTTGTTGTGCTCTAGCTTCTGCCATAATCAATACTCCAACTTAACAGTAACGGATAACATATCATTTTTTTCATGTTTTATTGGTTCACTTAATTTAGCAACCGCTAACAATTCTTTTGCGTCATTATATAATCCAATTGAAGTAATATAAACAACGGGTTCACCTACTGTTCCAGTATTTACATCACCTATCCACCGCATACTTGTATGTTTGATTAAACCAGTTACCGTTGTTTTTGGGTCATATGGATTTACACTATTAGGTGGTAAAACCCAACTTGGATTTGTTGAACCAATACCGTAATCGGTTGGCATTACACTTATATAATAATTTGTTGATTTTTTAACATCAATTGAACGAGCTTGAAACCCATTGCTTGAATTAATCGAAGCGGCTCCACTTATAGATGTAAATAATTTATAAGAATTATCACCATTAGCATTACTACTTGTAACTGTGTTGAAAGATGCAGATTTATTTAATAAATCAGCAGATAATAATAATACACCAAGACTTGGATATACTATACCATAAACTTCCCTTCCACCTAAATAATCGCTACCGTTATCATAAATTCCTGCTAATGTTCCACTTACAATAGCTCTTGGTCTTGATAAAGAAGCAGGTGATTCTACAAATTCGCCATATTCCAATAAATTGTTATCAATATCCATTGAATCATCAACGAGAGAAATAATTTTATTAGAAGAACTTACAGAAACATGACTACCAGTGTAAAAAATATTTGCGTAAGCTCCACCATTTAGTTCTGCCAAATTCAATTGAAAATTACCTGGGTCTAATTTATCACCAAATTTATCACGATTAATCACAAGTGCATATAAATCTCTTGTTGGTGTTGTTGAACCAGAAAATATAATACCAGCTTCATCACCATCCAAGCACAAAAGTCTAAACTGATTGTATATAGAACGAGACGGTGTATCACCTGTAAGTGATGTATCACTAGTTGAATACGAAGAACCAGATCCAGAAATGTGTCCATACGTAACTGAAAATAGTCGTTCATCATCACATGTCAAGGAAGCAGATGCCCAAACATCATAATAATATTCCTTTGAGGTAACTGTTTCAGTAGAGCTAGTAAAAAAATTCTTAACAGTATATCCGATTTCAGTTCCCCAAAGTGGCCGTGTTGGAGTATCAGTAAATATTTCTGCTCTTTGTGTAGTTGAATCTAATTTGAATGTTATTGGGAAAAATATGTCTGCCATGTCTTTAGTTTCCTATCTTTTTTATATTAAAACATTTTTTTATTATCTATATTCAGCTAACTCTAAACCAATAATTGGAGTATTTGGTTGAGTCCAAGTATATGTAACTGGTATAACTAAACGAGAACCATATCTTTCATTTGTAATAACAAGTTTAGTTGTTTTAGTACCCTCACCAAGTTTTGATTTTCCACCAACCCAAATTTTTAAGTAACCATCGGATTCTGGAGCACCAGATATTGTTTTTGAATTGCCTGAAGTTGTTAATGTACCTGCTTGAGTACTTCTTTTAATAGAAAAGTCCATATACGTGGTATCTAATAAAGTAACAGAGTAAGTTTGACCTTCTGGTGTATTATATTCACCAGGAACGCCTGTATATTGATATGTCTTTAAATCTATAAGTGTATAACCAAGATTTTGACTCAATGCCCCTGGTCCTCCTCCAGTAGTTCCATTAAACGAATATGAAGTTAATCCATCTCTTGTTTGCATATAAGGAATTGCAAGAGTCCCTTTGGGTAAAGAAATCAATTTGTATTTCATTGATTGGGTTTCATCGGGAACTGCTTCAGTAATTGGCATATTTTCAATAACAACACCGTAATAATTTGAACCACCACCATGATTTGGATTCCATAAATCGTAATCAATTTCATCATCTGCAAGAGCAAATTGTGTGATTCTAAAGTTACCTTCTCCCTTCGCTAATAATTCTCTGCCTTTTTTTGTAAGGATTGCATCAACGGTAATTGTACCATTATTACTTAAATAACCCATACTATACTCCTTTTATTTTAATTATACTATTAAATAACAAACTTAAAAACCCATGTAACCACAGATATAGTTACATATAAATATAAACGAAATAACTATTTTTGATATTTTTTACAAGTTTTATTTACTCTATTATAAACAAAACATCCTCTAAAACATTATCAGTTGTAACTTCAACTATTGAGCCACCGAATGGTGTTACAGCTGGGTATGTTACATCGTTAATACCTTCACCATTTTCACCTTCTAATTTACAACCAGCAAACATATAGTTCTGTTGAGCTGTTCTTAATGAGTCTGGACTAACATATTCTACCGATATTGTGTTGTATGAACTAGCATTGTCATTTATATAATCTTGTGCTGTACTGTATACTGGTTCAAATGTTGAATAATATCCATCTGAGTTATAGTTATCTATTTGTAAAAATAGAGCTGTTTCCTTTTCCAAAGCGTTTTGACTTAGAGATGTAAAACTAGATACCGCATCGGATGCTAAGAACGTAGTAGAAATTGCTTCTACTTCTGGTGTGTACCATAATTCAGTAGTTGTTAGTGTTGGTTTTGCAGATACACTTGAATTAAATTCTTTTATAGTTGCAGAAAATGCTTTATTGTTACCGATATTAGTTTTTAATTTATTTTTTTCAGCAGTAACAACTTTTGGAGGAATGACAAAACTGCCAGTAGTTTTATTTACTACCAAATTAGTATTAAAGTTATAATCACGCTCACCAGATATTTCTTGTAATTCATTTTTAAACGTAGTTTCTATTTCAAATTCACCACCAACTTCTAATAATTCACTACCATAATTTTCATCGAATCCAATCATTACAGTAGCTTTTTCTTTAGATAATGTTGCTCGTGATTTCGGTAATTTTGAAATATCATTTGTATCAATTATTTCAGATTTTTCTGCACCAAATTCTCTTAAAACTTTAACTTTAGATCTTTCTAAAACATTTGGCTCTACAACCAAACCTAATATTTCATTTACACGAAGTGGTAAAACTTGACGTATTTGATCAAATACACTAAAATCAAATTTAGCTATTAAATCTATATAAGCAGTAAAATCATTTTTATTTTGATATTTTTTCCAATACTCCGCTGATAATAACTTTAACTGTGGGTATTCATCCATGTTAACAGTAGAATAATCACCCAAATAATTATCAAGTTCAACATATCCCAACGATTCATAAATATCTTCATTTATTATATGTTGTGGTGAAAATGCAACCATTAACTTATTCAAATCTATTGAATATTTATCAAACTGTGTTACAGTAACAGACTCATCAAATTGTAATGAATCTTGTAATGAAGCAGAATCAATTCTTACTTTTTCTGTAAATGGTGTATTGTTTGCAATAGTTGCAACTTCCATGTTATATGTTTCAACTACCGACTTAAATGAAGAAGTATTGAATCCATTCAGATAAGCAAATTTAGAAGAACTATAAAAAGTATTCTTTGTTTGGTCTGGATGACTACTTATAATACTTGTAGTTGCCGCAGCATCAAATTTTTTCCAAAACTCCCATTGACCTTGTAAGTCATAGAATGAACCAGTTATAGTATTTGCATTGTATGCTCTTGGTGCTAATACATGATTATCAAAAGAAGAAGTTTTTAATATATTTGACCAATATCTTAATTCAAAAATAGAGCCAGAAAGTATATTATCAGTCTGTGGATTTGAACCAGAACCTATGTATAATTGTCCATCAGAAGCCCATGCTTTATTATAACTACCACTCACACTTCCACTTATAACAATACTTGCGGATTGTTCAATTACAATCTTACCGTATTTTCCTGTTTTTAGAATAAAGTCATAAATTTGGTTTGAAGAAGTTAAATCAGTTGAAACTCTTCTTTGTAGCATAATATTTAGTGGCACATCATCATACAAATATTGGTCTGTAATTGAAGCAGATTTATATGAACTAATTGCTGTTGCACTTAAAGTTCCAATTTGAACTGGCGATGAACGTGTTACTGTTGTATTATCACCAACTTGTCCATTTGCGTTATTTCCCCAACCCCACAAACTACCATTTGTTTTTAAGGCAACGGTATGTGTTAATCCATCACTTACAGTATTCCAATCTGTACTACCACCAATTTGAATAGGTGAAGTTACTTGAAAACCAACTCCTGTGTCTGTACCAACTTGTCCATCACTATTGTTACCCCAACCCCATAGAGTTCCATTGGATTTAACCGCTAATGATGTAGCGTAATTCAACCCACCAGAATCTGGTCCAGCGGATACTGTTGCGAATCCCGTACCTATTTGAATTGGCGATGAATATGTATTAGTAGTACCATCACCGAGTTGGTATTTATTATTATAACCCCAAGCCCATAATGTTCCGTCTGTTTTAACTGCTAATGTATAATATCCACCAGCAGAAACTACTGAATAACTTGAACCAATTTGTACTGGAGAAGATTTATTAACAGTTGTATTATCTCCTAATTCACCAAAACCACCTCTACCCCAACCCCATAAAGTATTATCATTTTTTATAGCAAATGAATGGTTTGAACCAGCTGATATAGATGACCAAGTTGATAAAGTTCCAATTTGTACTGGAGAAGAACGTGATACAGTACTACCTTGACCCAATTCACCATTACCACTAAAACCCCAACTCCAAAGTGTACCGTCAGTTTTAAGAGCTAATACATGGTTATTTCCACCTTCTACCTTTGACCAATTAGATAAAGTACCAATTTGAACTGGACTTGATTTAGTTGAAGTAGAATTATCACCAAGTTCACCATAAGTGTTCTGTCCCCAACCCCAAAGTGTTCCGTCAGTTTTAACTGCTAATGTGTAGTTATCGCCTGCTGATACATAAGACCAATTTGAAAGAGTTCCAATTTGAACTGGACTTGATTTAGTTGTAGTGGAATTATCACCAAGTTGACCATTGGTATTCAATCCCCAACCCCAAAGTGTTCCGTCTGTTTTAACAGCGGTACTATGATTGAACCCTGCTGATATTTTTGACCAACCACCAGTTGTGGTAATGTCCTCACCTTTCATGTGGAAAGTCAAACTTCCTTTATCGTAGTCTGTACCATCATGCTCTATTGTTACATACCAATCCAATCTACTACCAGATTGTTTTTGTAAAAGTGTTTGTACCGAATCGTTTTTGTATTCATAATACTTTGAATTGTGCATTTTCCATCGGAACGTCAAAGTATCTGGATATTGCCATTGACTATTAGTATTATTTACTTTTTCCCAAGGAACTCGAACATATTGATTTGTTGTTGGTTGCTGCCTACTTCCTAAAAAAGAAAGATAGTTTGTATATTTTTCCCATTCCGTCTTTGGAGTTTTTCCAAAATCGGCATTATCTGGTCCACCGTATTCACGAATTGCAAGAATTGATTGTGGAATACCATAAGCAGCAAGTAATGCTTTAACACTTCTTGCAGTTCCCTTTGTTTTGTAAATATATGGAAGAGTATTTAATATTCTACGCCAAACTTCTTTTGTTCTTTCTTCTTCAGATTTAGTTAAGTATTTATTTGTTGTAGTTTTACCTGTCCAAACTGGTTCACCACTACCACTTAAACCTAAAGCGTATTCCCAAAGGTCTTTTGCTTGTGTTCCATGCGATAATGTCCATCCTAAATTACGTGTTGTTTCATAAATCAAATCTTGAGAAAGTCCGTCTTTTGGATTTTCTTGTCTTGTGTTTTTCTTTAGTATGTGATCGGTGTATAAATATAAAATATCAAAATGCTGTCCAATCATATTTACAAAAGTTGTAAACTGTTCACTTTGTCCATCATCTCTGATATATTCTGGTATTGCTTTATTAAGCGAGTTATAATTTTTTAAGTCATAATCGTAAGCCAAGTCCAAAATATTATCATACCAATCCAAAACATTGGAAGAAGTAACTGGATATAATTTATACTTACCTTCTTTAGTTGCTATATGGTAGTCACTTGAAGTAATGTTAACTTCATATTTTGGAAATGGTGTAACTAAAGCAACGGATTGACTAGTATAAAAATTACTACCAGTTGTTTCATAATACAACCACTTTTCAAAATCGTCAAATCCACTTATAACTTTATCTCTAAGTCCTTTTACTTTTACAATATTAGAAGATAAAGATCCAGTATATGTGTTTAATATTGAAAGTTGTGAATTATATTGTTGAACTAATTCTGTTTTATAAAAGAAATTAGCAACTCTATCTTCTGCTGAGGAATAGAATATGAAATTTCCAAAATTTCTAAAATCAACATTCAGTTGTACCGAAGAGCCAGTATTATTTACATATCGGTTAAGAATTTCTTGCGATGTTTGTACATTAGTTGAAAGTAAATCAGTCCAAGATTTATATGTTGTTTCTGTGTTTACCCAATAATCATAGTCAACTTCAAAGTTAGGTCCTTTAATATAAGGGATTTTTTCAATTTCATCTGCGAATCTAACATCAACCACATCTATCCATGGTTTTAACGTCTGGCTTCCTAGCCAACATTCATAATATAAATCAACATCGTTTGGTAATGGATCATATAATTTTGCATAAAAGTAAGTATTATCACCATCGGAAGCAATATTAACAACGTCTACTATCAGATTTTCACCGAAATTCAAAATAATAGGTGGTAAGTATTTAGTTGATGCCAAATAACTTAAAACAAAGTTTTCTAAAGCCTGTTTTCCAGTTTGACTATCTGGATATTTTAATGATAATTTTATTTCTTTTCTATCTTGAGAAATATCAGAAATAAATAATCTATCAGTATCATTACTTGCACCACCAATCAAATTTCTAATAAAATTATAAACAATTTTATATTTTTCAGGTGGCAAATCTAAAAGTCTTTGAACATGATCGTAAACATCTATTACAACATATTTCCTCGTTACTTGTTCTGTTACATTATTTGCGGTTATACTTTCAACTCTACTTTCAATACTAAATGGTAAATCATATAGAGAACTGTTATCCACATATCTAGTATTATCTAAAAAAGCATGTAATTCAAGACTCGACTCTAAACCAAAATATTGATCAGTCGGTTCACTTATAACGGGTACAACTAATTTTCTTCTTATAGAAGTTAATCTAAATCTAGTACCACGTATTGGACCGTTTGCTTGAAGTATAGAATCTATATTTGTATAATTAAAATTTGACATTAAAATATCCTATGTTATACAATAACCGTTTTTGCTTTTGTGAATGATTTTACTTTTTCTATATTGAGAATTTTACCATTTATTTGTTGATCTCCTACAAATGTTTCACAATTGAATTGAATAGAAGTAGTATCAAATGATAAATCTGAAAGATTACATTTAGTTGCTGTAAATTTTAGTATTGGAGAATCTACATTTGTTGGTGTAACAAAACGTAAGTCTGATAATAATAAATTATTTGAACAATCAAATTGTCCTATTGAAACTTCTTTAACATATGTTATTTGTCCTGCATCATTAACTATTTGACTTTGACCATCTGGATAACCTTCTAATGTTTTAAGATTATTGTTTGAGCAATTATAACTACTAAAAGTATTTCTATATGTGTTAGGATTGTCACCAGATTTTTGTACGTTAAATCCCATTTTTGGACCACCAACCAAACTTTCTAATTGATTATTAGAAACATCAATAACTCCCTGATAAACTCGTATTGGACTAAATTCTAATGTTTTAAGTTTATTGTTTGAACAAATAAATGAATCACATGCAGTCGGTGCACCCTCTAATGTAGTTAAACCTAAATTAGAACAATCAAATTTACCTTGTACTCCTCCAAATTTTATTGGCAACATTACCTTACCATTTTTAATCTTAACGCCAGGAACTTTGAAATCTTGAGATATACTAATAATATCTTCACCGGTTGAAGGGTCTTTACTCCATGCTGCCTTTGATGGATCAGTAATTCCCAACTCTGATAATTTTCCTTCTCTTGATAAAGTAGGAGAGGAGAAAAATTCCTTATCTGATGATGGAGGTGTTGTTGGCGTAGTCGGTGTAGTAGGTGTTGTTTGTGTTGTTTGTGTTGTTTTTAAATCAATTATTGCTTTATTTGTATCTTGTAAATTCTGTTGAAGTTGTAAATTTTGTAATTTAAGTTGTTCAATATCAACATCTTGTTTTGTATTTGTTGCACTTATATTATCTACCAAAGCAGTTTTTAATGCTTCAGCAGATTTTTTAGATTCTTCTCGTTGAGCAACAACTTCATTTTGTATCCGTGTTAATTTCTCTTCTGCATGTCTTTGTAAGGCAACATTAGCAGCCCTTAATCTTTCTGTTTTTGCAATAGCTAACGCTCTTTCAGCAGAAACAGATGATAAAACATCATCAAATTTTGAAATTGTTTGTATTTGTTGACTTATAATAGAATCTTTAGTTGCTAATTGTTCTTGCATATTATTTAATTTTGTCTCATAACTTGCAGGACTTGTACCGTTTTCATCTATCAGATTTGCTATATTTGACAAGAAATTTTGTTTTGCTAATTCTTTTAATTGAGCAGGTGTTAACTTTGTAGTATCTACCGATAAAGGAAGTATCGTAGATGTATCTGGTTTCATTATATCCACCTGTGCTTTCTTTATTTTATTTAAAACAACATTTTCTGCATTTACAGCTGCTGGTAATGTTTTGAATTTTGTATCTATTACTCTGTTAAATTCTGAACGTAGGAATCTACCATCAATAACAGCAACATCCAACGAACCTTCGTTTTCTACTCCGCTGTTTAATGTATAACTTATTATTCTTCCCGTTAATGTATCTCTCTTTAACATAATTATCGTGTAACCTTAAAGTAATAATTGTTATCAAATATTTGAACATTATCTCCGCCAGATGTTTCAACCTTTAATACTATTCTATAAAATCTTTCTGGTTGAAAAGAATTCATCCACAAGTTAAAGTAACTACTTGTACCATCACAGCTTATCTTTGAACCAGTATAATCAAACGGTAAAATTACTTCATCAGTATGTGCGTCTCTTACTTCATAATAAGAAGATGAAGGTAAATAATAGTTTGTTAAATGATATGCTTCAGTTGTATAATTTTTTTGTGGAAATCTTTTATTAGCGTGTATTTTTATTTTTGCTTTTTCGTCTTGTGAATAAAACTTCTTTAACTTAATGTTTGGCATTAATCCGTCAACATCTACTTGTGTTAAACTTCCAGTAATAAATATAGAATCATCCCAAACAACGTGTAATCTTGGAACATATATTGTATTACTATCAGTACCGAAGAATTTCAGACTTGTTAAACTTTCACCTGATTTTTCAAGCTCATCACTAAATTTTAAAATTAAACCATCATTTACAAATCTACCAGAACCAGTTATCCATTTCTTTGCAATCTGAGTAACATTCATATAAACATCAGACGATTCATATGAAAACGATTGAGTACATTCTACATTATCGTAATCCCACCAAGTACCACCACCTTCAACAGAAGTATATGAAGAAGTTACGTAAGCGGAAAGGTTTACACCAAATAAAATATTGGCATCAACCCAAGTTTGTGAAATAGTATCCCATTCATAATTTGCAATTGCAGGTGGAATATCCCATTCAGTTCCATTTGCTTTTGATTTTATATATTTCCAAGAAACACCATCAGTAGTTATTGGATTATTGAAATATTTTCCAGTTCCGTTTGTCCAAGAAGAACTTATTGGATAGGCATATATTTTATATTCTTGGGGAATTTCTCTAACATCAGCAGAACGTAATGATAAATAGTATTTTGCATTTTGAGAAATTTTACCACTATTAACTCTACTTTCTATTTCATCCATGTCAAATTTCATTAAAACACGACTGTTATAAACTAAAGATGATGTGGATGCTTTTTCGTGAGATAACTCTAATAATGGATCTAACCCGCTATTAAGTGTTTCAAATTTTTCATAAATAGTTGTATCTTTTTGAGCGTATAATGTATATATCATCCGAATGCCCTCACTCTACCGAGAATATCATTGTCTGGAAATCTTAATTCAAAAATTGAAGGGTCTAAAGAAGGAAATACAATTCCATTTCTTGTTGCTTCTTGTAAATTATAGGCATGTGGTGAATAACCCAATGTTTGATCATATAAATTTGTAAGTCTAATATCAACAACAGTTTGTACACCCTCTACTCTATCCAATTCAGTAAATAAATTACTTAACACTATTGGTTGATTTATTTGCCACTTCCTTATATCAAAATATTCTTTTAGTTTGTTTATACAACGAAGAATTACTTGATTACTATTTTGATCTGGAAATGTTATTATATCAAATTCAATACCTATGTTTATAATATACGCATCACGAATATTAATAGCGTCGGTTAGTAATCTGTGATAATTCAAATATGTTTTTAAGTTCTCTTTTGTTGCATCATTAATGGTTGTTAATTTTCCATTTGCATCATATCCAAGAATATAAAAATTTAGAGCCAAACTGTTTTGGATTCTTTCACTATTATAAATAGATTCAACTGTTAGTTGTGTATCTTTTGTAATATATGCTTTAGCTATTGAACCATATTTTGATGGTAAACTATATGCTCTGATTATATAATCTTCTTTTGTTACCGCTCTATTTTGAGCAGCAAAATATGCTAAAGCGTTTTGACGAATTTCATTTATATCCTCAACTGTTTTACCACCAACTGCTGGAACAGGATTTGTTACAGCCAAACTTGAAATTGCTTGATTATACAATACTGGGTCTAAACCAGTTTCATCTAATAATATATTACGTGAAATTATTCTTGTTAAAACATCACTCGCAACATTATCTTGAATACCTTTACCAGTTGTATAATATATTCTTAAAGTTGTATTGTTTGGAGCAAGTCCGTATGTCTTTGTATATAAATAATTTGAAGGATCAATATCTAAAGAAACAGAACTTTCAAGACCAGTTAGTGAATTCCCTATTAAATCTGGATTAGGAATTAGTTCTTCATCATCTATATCGGAAACACCTGCACCAAATTGAATTTCATATATACCCTGATCAACTGTTCTTGTTGTAAATCGCCTTGAAACCTTTCTAAGTTTTAGTAAGTATGGTGTTTCAGTTCTATGTAAAGATAATTCTCTATCGTTTCTTGCAACATTTAATACTGGATCGAAAACAGTATCAACTGCTAAATACGGAACATGATACCAAACGTTATTATCTGAATCGATTCCATATAAAATTTCTATCATGTCTTGATTTTCCAAAACAACTCTATCATATGGTTTTGGATCATTAAATTCATAATCAATATAGTTTACATTACCAGAAACCGCTTTTACTTGTTTTTTCAATAACCAAAATAAAACTTCACCACTTCCATTTACTTCAAATGGAGTTATTTCTGTTGGATCAATATCTGAACTAAATTTAAAGTCTATGAAATCAACTGTTCTAAATTCTGTACCATTTGTTGCTGATGGTCCAACTACCATTCCTGGTTCGATAGAAAAAGCATATGAATAATCTGGAACAATAGAACTACCACTTGGGGAAGTAACTGTTTTAGCAGGAACTACTTGAAAAACATCAAGAGTAACATTTGCAGCAATTCTGTTTTTTGGTTTATAACCAAGTGATTGTGCAGCATTAAATATATTAGTTCTTTCTGTTGCATGTAAAATCATTGATTCTTGTAAAGTAACGTCGGTGTAATATGAAAGAACATCACCAACATATGCAGCCATTTCCAAAAACATCATTCCTGGAGAAGTTTCGTTAAAATCCTGATACGTATTTGGAAAATAGTTTTTTGTAAAATCAATAAGATTTTGTTTCAAGGAGGTAAAATCTCTTGAAAGGTAACGTATGTCTTTTTTAACTAAATCAGCCATTATAAACCGCCTCTTTTATTTGTAAGTTTCCTGTCTCAGATATAAGTATTTGTATGGGTAGATAAATGTTTGTACCACCAATTTTAACAACGAGTTTTACTTGAACAGCATGACCTGGATCATCTAATCTTGGGTCTTGTTCTGGTATTATAGTTTGTAATTCTACTATAACCAAATATGGCATCCATTCGGATATTGCACCCTCTATTTCAGAATTTATTCTGTTTGTAAAATCATCCTCACTAACTATGTTTTCAAAAAGAATCATTCGTATGTCTGTCCCAAAAGTCGGCAATAAATACCGTTCACCTTTTGCGGTTAATAGCAAGTTTTTAAGATTAGAGAGTACCTGTTGGTTATTAGTATAACTTTGCTTAAATATACCAGTTTCTGCATTGAATGGAACTAAAATACCAATAGGTTTTCCAAAGTTTATTGCAGGATTTGTAGTATTTACAGTAACTCTTTCTCTTCTGAACATAGCCACTTAATTATCTCCCTTTTTTCTCGTCCATTTTCTTAACAAGTGCAGAATAATCTCTTGTCAATGCACTCATTACTTCTGTTGGAACTTCTGTTGGATCAACACCTTGTGGTATAGCACCGTATTTAGAATTGCCAAATCCGCTTGCCATATCAGATGTGAATGAAAATTCACCGTCTAAATCGGTACTTTCTTGTAATGTTCTTCTTGTTTCTGCCAAAATATCCTGTATAGAACCGAAATTTGAATTAGATTGTTTTGGTTTTTGTTGAGGTTTAGGTTTATCTTGATATTGCTTTAATAAAGCTAAACCATGCTCAATAGTTTCCTTTTGACTTTTTTTGTTTACTGGTGGCGTATTTAATTTTTTATCCAATGCGTAATCTATTTCTTCTCTGATTATTTCTCGGATTTTCTTAAAAAACTGATTCGATTCCATTTGAATACCTACTCAAATAATTTTTAATAATAACCTATCTAAAAATATAAATATCATTTTTATATATTTTCAGTAATTTATAGAAACCATTATCCACCCTTAGTCCACAAACTTATATTTCTGCCAGGAAGGGTTTTGTCATGCTTGTAATTAAAATGCCAAACTTCATTAAAATAGTTATACCAACCAAAAGGGATACCGTGTTTAAAGGCAAAATTTTGAAGTGGACTCATTTTTTTTCTATATGCATCGAGATTTCCTCCTTTACCTAATGTACCACCTGCTGTACCAGAAATATCAACCGCACGTCCTTTACCGTGAAAAGACCCACCTGGTGTTGCATTTTTTCCAGTTGGTCCTTTCCATGGTGGTGATTTACTACCACCTGCATTAACCCATTTTTTGTATTGGTCGTTATAAGTTCTAAATACATCATGACCAGTTGTAATTGCTCCAACCCCTGCTTTTACAGAATCAGCACTCATTGCATGAAATGTATTCCAAGGGCCACCCGTTAATAATCCAGGATATGCTTCTCCCTTTTCTGATGTTCCACCTCTATACGTTTCTAACTTTTTTAATAATCCTTTTGCTATTAATTCCGCAACAGTTCCCATCAATTGCTCACCACTACCTGGATCATTACCTGGACTGGTAAGTGGTGATGGTGTAAAGTTTGTTTCTTCTAATGTTTTTTCCGCAGGTTTTGGTGCAGGTGGAGTTGGTTTTTGGTCAATGTATGGTAAAAGAAAATTATACATTCTACCTGTTAGTTTTCCTTTTTCACTATCTATTCGTTTATAATAATCTTTGAATATTTCACTTGTGTATATTTTAGAATCTAAACCGCCTGCTCTTTGTCCATCTCCGCCAGATTTCACATTTGAAATGAATACAGCACCATTTATCCAATTATCACCTGCTAAAATTGCAAAATCTTTGAAGTTTGTTTCTTTTATAGCAATGTGATATGGACCACCACCTGGAATAGAATCTGCTCCCCTTGGTGTTGTATTGCCACCAAATGTAACCATCTTACCAGTTTTATCAAGATACACTAAAACTTCTGCATATAACTGATTAGATTGTGCAGTATGACTTTTTACTGCGGAAACCACTCCCAACTTCCAATTTAATGAGAGTATTTTATCTAATAATTTCTGCCCTCTTTCAGTTAATGTACCATCTTTCTTTATGTGATAATCAACAATGAATATTGCAATATCACCACTATCTTTTAATAATTCGTCTGAGTTTAAGTTTGCTGGATCATACCATATTTTACTTGGTTTAAAAACAAGGTCTTGCATACCCGCTGCTTTCAAATCTTTCCACTTCCATTCTTTATTACCGGGATAATTTATTAACTTGTTTCCAGCTAATATTTTCTCATGATAGGTATTAATATTTACGTCTATTGGTGCATGTAAAGAGTAACCAGAATTTTTCAAACAATGGTTTACCCATATTCCAGACCATTTCGGCCATTCTCTCCAACTTGAGTCTTGATTTTTTTTATCTGTTATTGTTGTATTAATAGCGTTACCAATTCCAATCTGAGAACCTTTATTTTCCACAACAACCTTTTCTAAAATAGTCATGTGTAATTCATTTCCAGCTTCAAAAATATATTCAATATTATTGTTATAAACACCAACATCGTAAGCATTTAATAAAATTGGAATGTCTAAAAACGATTGAATTTCTTTTTGTCCTTCTAATAGTTTCTTCCAACTTCCATTGACTTTTGGAGTTTCCAAAGCATCTATATCTAACGAAGCACTTGCGAATGAACCACTATACGCTGGCCAATAAGGAACTAAACCACTAACTAAACTTTTACCATCGGTTGTAGTTAATTTATATTCATTTTCTTTGTATCCGTATCCTGGACCCTCATCTGTTCTCCACGCCCAACATCTCTTAGCATATTTTTTCTTATTACTTACCATGTCTGCTAATGCCATTGGTTTGTTTTCTTTTGTTGGTAAAATATAAAATCTATGATTATATCTCCCATCCAAACTAATAGGAGTTTCATCTTTAGGAGGTGGTAAAGGATCTTTTGCTACTTCTTCAGTTGCAGCACCTTCTGGTGATGCATTTGATTTTTCTTTTGCGTCTTCTTTAATTAAATCGTTACAATCATTTGAAGAAGTTGAAACTTGACTATCAGTTCCATTAACTTCGGCTACGGATGAAGATATAACTACACCATTTTCACCACAATTAATACACTCTTTACCTGCTAGTTTTTGTTCAAGATACCTTGTTTTTTTTCTTCTATCTTCTAAACCATTATCTCCACCATTTATTCTTTGTGTAATTTTAACTATAACAGCGTCGGATAATCCTGCATTTGCTTGGTCAAATAAATTACCAGACCAATGTGTTTCCCAATAATAACCAGCAGAAATAAATGGATATTTAGTTGCTACTAATTCTGGATTAGTAACAACATCTTCACCTATCCACTTGGCAAATGCTTTATAATTAGTTCTGCCTGTTAATTGAATCAGACCCCTACCTTTAAATTTTTTACCATCACCTGGTTGATTATTACCTAAATCTTTCCTACCTTCATATTTTGCTCCACTTGCTATTTCTTCTGTATATCTAAAGTTTCCAGATTCGTGCATACATTGAGCTAGAAAATGAATCAATTTAGTCATACTGTCTATTTTGAATCTGTCTATTATGGTAGGCAACTCTTTCATGAATCTTTCAGGTATATCATCTTTTAATAAATCACATACACTCGGTTTACGTACACCATCACTCGTAGTTGTTTTTGGAGTAGTAGTTGTTGTAGTACTTGAAGTTCCATTATTAGTTTTAGTACCCTCGGTAGCAGTTGGTGTAAATCCACTTGGTGTTGATGCTTCTCCAGTAGATGTAACGGTAATATTTTTTTTAATCCAATTAGCAGTAGTAGGAACTAAGCTCATGTGATTCCCACTAGTTTTTATAAAGTCTTTACCAAAAAGTGTTGCAGTAGAACTATAACCTGGATCATCAAAATTATCAGAACCTGCTGTTAAACCACCTGAAAAATAATATGTATTTGGGTTTTGTTTCTTTGCATTTTGTATTGGTTTCTCATCACCTCTATTTGGAGCCCAAGCACCTGCGAGTAAAACAACATCCCAATATTTCCAACTACCCCCAAACGTTGAAATGTTGTTTGTTACAAAAGCAACACCACCAGAAAAACCTACAATTATTTTCTTAGATGGTTGTATTTTATATCGTGTTAAAATAGATTGTAAATCATTCCAAGATTCTCGTGCAAATGTGGCCGCTGAATAGTTTTTCCAATGGTCGCCCGATGAACCTTTACCACCAGATGTATACATTGGGGTATAAACGTGAAAATCTGTTAAAATAGAATATCCTTTGTATTGTGCACTATCTGAAGGACTTCCATCGCTTCCATCTGGATTTTCTGGCCACATATATTCACCAGGAAGTGCAACACACGCTTTACCCTCACAACCAAAACCCTTTCCTAATGGTATTCCACCAGCACAATATACCAATGGTGCGTTCAATGCTTTTTTTGAGGATTTGAATCTACCCCATTTTCCTCGTGTTTCTACTCTTGGTTCTAATGGACCTGCCATTTATATCTCCAATATATCAATAACATATAATATAATTATGATTAACGTGTTTTATATTTACCACCAACTAAATAAGCGGTTTTTAATAATTGTGGGATTTCTGTCAATACAGCACTCCCTCTTGATTTACCAGAATATGGTATTCGATTTGGATATGTAAAGTGCATTGTTGCAATTTTCTGTGCACCACTTATATGCAGACAAACTCTATCACTTGCATTACCTTCACACGTTATTATTTGTTGTTTTGGACCATCAATACCAACTACAATACCAACATGACCAGAACCATTAGCGCCAGGTGCAGGTGGTGTATGGAATATTGCTCCAATTTCTGGAGTAACCGATTTAGCACCTCCAACCAATGGAGCTTGAGAGTTTGAATATACGAGTAGTCTGGCACCTGCAATCATAAGAAAATTATTTACTTCTCTTGCTATTTTTGCATTTTTAGTTGCCTGACCAAGTGAACCTACATTTTTCATAGCCTGTCTAACAACAACGGAACAAAACATAGCACACCATGCATCTGAACCGGGTTTCCATCCAAAATCTTGTTTTACTGCGTCAACTAATGGTCCACGACCATTTGCATCTTCCCATTTTTGTCCAGGTACACCTTTCTTCAACCATTCTATTGCACAGTTTATAGTTTCAATTTGCATTTCATTCAATTGTGAAGTGTTAACACCAATTTTAATTCCAGTATTGTTTGGATTAAGAGATGCAGCAGCGTCTGCTGATGTTTCTTCTTTTGTTTTTGGAGTGGATGCTCCATTATTTGTATTCGGTGGCGGAGTCTCTCCAACTTTAACACATCCAGCTCTTAATGTTATAATTCCCCCCTTTGACTCATCTGGTACATCACCAGGAAGTACGATATAAACACCTGCCTTCACATCACTCCAATCTTCTGCCTTACTCTCTAACTCTGCTTCATCTATTTCACCTTCTATTATATTTTCCAACAATTGAATTTTATAAGGAACACCAACGGTTGTACCATCTAATTCCTCTTCAATAGTATTTTGCTCTATTTCTGGTAAAGCCATTTATTTCTCCAATTATCAAACTGTTATATTATCTATTTGTAATGTTTTTTCAATTAAACTACTACTTAGTTTTCCAACACCGTCTGGTTGTTGATTAACACCAATGAATTTCTTAACTCTTATATCCGAATTGAAATTCTCATTCTTACCACCCAATCCTTCACGTATACCAGTGAAAATAGTTGCATCGGTTAATTCATTTTTACTAACATCGAGTGTACCACGAATATTCAAATTTGCATTATTTAATGATTTTAAATCATTATTAGATAAATTAACATCACCAAACACAGTAGTTGGACAGCCAGATGTAGTTGATGATTTTCCACAACCTAAATTTTCTAAACTGCTTATTCTGTTTTCAGATAAATTCAAATTTTGTCCTATTGAACTTGGAAGTCCGTCTAAGTTTTCTAATTTATTTTTATTAGCAATATAATTTCCACCAACAGATTTTGGACCAAATTCTAAAGAAATTAATTCGTTACCAGAACAATCAAAATCACCTTCTACAATATCTGGTGCATTTTCTAAACTAGTTAATCCAATATTCTTACATATAAATTTACCGTTAACAGTTTTAAACTTAAATGGTATAGATTTGAAAGGTTCGGCTGTTATATTATTTTTATTATTTGTTAATATTATGTCACCATTGTATCCAATATATTGTCCAGAAGCATCTTTAATAGCAAGTGCCGGATTTAAACCAATAGAATATATAGGATCATTACTATTTACATATTGTTCTATGATTGGATCAAATTCAGTATCACAAGGACTTTCATTAAGTTCACTACTACTTTTTAAGTTTTCATCATAAGTTGTAGTCAACGCTGCTTGAAATTGTTCTGATGTTAAACCGTGTTCTTTCTGATAATCTTCAATAGAACCCGAATTATATCTGTTTTGTATTTCAAGATTTTCAACGTGTTCTGTTAACCCAGCTTTCAAATTTTTTGACTGTTCGTCTAACTCTTTGAATTTTCTTATTTTTTCAATTGTATTATTCATTTCGTCAACGCCATTTTCTTCAAGTCCGAATCCAAGTGCAATAGCAGCGACTTTTTGTACTTTATAGTCCATTTTAGACATATCGGAAATCATTGGACTATCAACAATTGGCATTGAACCAGGTGGGTGATCAACTTCTGGTTCAGAATCTTCTGGACTTAATAGACTTATAAATTCAGTTCCCATTTTCTGTGCAGTCTCAAATACTTTTTTACGTTCCTCTGGATCATCTGAATTATACTGATTCATTACAGTAACCACACCGTCCAATAAAGCAACATCACGTAACCCTAAATCTTTCGCTAATTTACTTTTAAATACAATATCTAACGCTTGATAAGTTTTTAAGTCTTGTATATCAGATAAAGTTTTTATAGTATTTGCAGAATCAATCATGGTTGATAAAATATCTTCAGGAATACCAAGTGTTTTAGATAACATTGATAATACTTCTGGTTTTGCTGCAGTTTCTAATAGATTTTTTAATTCTAATTGTTCAAGTAATTTAGCTTTTATAGCATCAATGTCACCATTAAGAATATTATCTCCACCTACAAAATCTATAACACTTGTTATTGCAGACAATGTTTTTGTGTCTACTCCGATTCCAGTTGCTAAAGATTGTAAAGCGCCAGGTGCTATATCTTTTAATGCGTCTAAGGCAGAACCTTTTAACTTATCAATATCAAATTGTTTGTTTAATATTGTATCTTTCACACTTTCAAGAATTATAGATGTACTTTTTTCTTTTGCATCTGAAAGTGTTGATTCAAAAGTCATTGGTTGATTAGTTCCAGTTTCAAACATTGTCTTAACGGTTGGATTACCAGTAGGAACATTAGTTGGTGGTGCATTATCGGTTGCTTTTACTGGACAAACATTATCGCCAATATATTCACCGTTTACAACATATAACTCGGTTTCTTTACTAATATCAAAAATAACACCAGAGCAATATTTTTTTGCCATACTATATACACGAGCATTTTTTCTGTATTTTGCTGCGTTTTCTATTGTATTTGTATCATCAGTACACTCTACAAACGTATAAGTAGTTGGAAATTTTATACCATTTTCTTCTACTGCTTTAGTACATTCCAAAAATACAAAGTCATTTGCCGTTATTGTATATGTAGAACTTGCTGCCAAATTTATCTCCAATTAAACGTAAATCTTAGTTGCGCCTGTAATTTCTTTTATTATTGTAGCATCTAATTTTATTTGTGTACCATCTGATGCATCTTGCTGCATTTGACCATTGAATGTTTTTGTTTTTATTTCATTTACTCCTGCAAATATTGTTACATCGGTTAATGAACAATTATCACATTGTAATATTTGCAATGGATTAAGTGGACCATTAGAAGAAATACCTTTCAATGAAGATAACTTCATATTTCCACCCAAGTGGTAAGAATAACCAACTTTAGTTGGACCACCGACTAAACTATCCAATCTATTATCACTACAATCAAATGTACTTGTAACTTCAGTTGGTCCACCAGTTAAGGACTTTAATTCTGATCTTCTACACATATATGATTTTGCTTTCTTAGGTCCATACTGTAATGATTCTAAAGAATTATTGGAACAATCAAATGTTCCACCAACTTCGGTTGGTGCATTTTTCAATGATTTAAGATCCATTCCAGAACACTTAAAATTACCAACTACCGTACCAAAAGGTATAGGTATTTCTGTAAATCTCGTCTTTGTAACTGGATTTGTTTTGCCTGAAATATCAACATCACCATCATAATTCCATCTACCACCAATATTTTTCATCTTAGTAGGTTCTAAACCTAATTGTTCATATGATAAACCGTTTGGATAGTTGGAAGAAACACTACCAGGAATTTGAGCAGCTGGCTGTGGTGTAGGTTGATTACCTGCTGTGTTAGTACCAGTTGGCTGATTACCTGTTACGGTGGTATCGGTTGGCTGATTACCTGCTGTGTTGGTATTGGTATTAGGTACTTCACCAGATGGTGGTGGTGTATCTAAGCCAGGTGCTTTACCTTGATCGGATAACGGTACTAATGAAACGCCTGATTTTGCAGATAATTCTTCTAATATTTGTTTCTTCTCTACTTCAACTTTATTAATCTGGTCGATTATAGTTACTACGTTTGTTGTTGGTGGATTCAATTCTGCTCCTGCTAATATATCTGGTCTATCACCGCCCAATTTATTTTCCTCAACATAACCACCACCACTTGCAGCTCTTTCCTTAGCTTTATCCATTTCTGCTTTTGTTGGTCCGCCAGGATTTTCACAAACAAATACTTGATTACTCGGAAGAGATTTTATAGAAGAGCGTAATGATTTTAGATCAGATTTAATTTTATTAAAATCTGCAGCGTTAGTTGGTGGTAATGATTCACCCGTACCTGTTAAATGAGTTTGTTTACTTATAGATGAACATAAACTAGCTAATGAATCACATAAATCACCCAACCATTGCATTGTTTTGTCTCCCAATAAAACAGGAGAAACTGCATTTAAACCCAAATTTATACGAGGTGCTTCCATTTCAACAACAATACCACCATCTAACGCTATTGCTTTTTCAGAAGAAAATCCAATTCCTTCACTACTGAATCCCATTAATTCTTGTTTTCTAGCGTTTAATAATATTCTATCTGACGCCATTAAAATCTGATTACCGGCATTGGTGTTGTTTATATATAAGTTAACACTACGATTTGCAATCGATGCTGCTATTGTTGATGCAGGAGTAAAAGCGATAGACTGTCCAGAAGTCATCCAAATAGATGAATCATCTACGTTTGGGTCTTCAAGAATAAATTCGTTATTAGGTTTTTTATCTGGATTAGTACCATTTGAAATTATCAATATAGGGTTTCCAGTATCACCTAATCCTTTTTTCCAAAGTGGTCTTTGTGAATATACTCTTCTCTCATCAACAGTAGAACCCAATCTAATAGAATTACCCCAACGTCCCTCTAATATAATATCACCAGGGTACGGTTGTATTGGGTAAACATCTATTCTCTCTGGAAAACCTGGATCTATTGTTTTTCCTGTTTCCAATCTGGTATCTACGTGATTTGCAATACCATCTTGAGCACCCTCTCTTGCTTTTACGTTTTGAGTATTGTTTATGGAAGCAAAGTCTGTAACACCTGGAAGACCATTGTGATGAACAGAACTTTGTATTGAGACGGGATTTGTATAATAATATTCTTGACCTGAACGAAGAGCACTATTATATGCAGTTGGACCTTTAATTAACATAACAACTTCACCTTTTACTGGTATGTTCTTTATGTTAGCATCAAGCGCCCTCGCTGCTATAACATTATTCTGTGTCTGTGAACCAACTGACCCTAAAATTTTACAATATATTGTGTATAATTTTTCTTTGTTAGAACCGTTAAAATCTACGGAAACTACTTCAGCAGGTATGTTTTCAAGTTCCTGACCATTCAGAATCGTCTTTTGTGGATTTAGTTCCAATTTTGTTTTCCTCTTGTTCTTCTTGAATTTCTTGAAATCCCTTTAATAAGGCTTCTTTTTCTTCATCAGTCAAGAACGAGGAAGATTCCTCAGTTTTATTACTTGTAGCACGTTGTATAACCGCTGCCAATTTAACTAAATGTTCATCATTCTTAACTGACACTTCCATTAAGTCTTTGATAGAAGGAACTAACATACCTGCATCACTTATATTAGTTATAAGTGGTTTTAGGTCTGCAATCAATAAATTGAGTTGCCGTTCCTTTTTTTTCTGATTATCGTAAATATCTTTTAATAAATCAGAAAACTTTTTATTTCCAAATAATTCTTGATCAAAGCTCATGTAAATAAATATGTTAGTTGTTAATAATGTCTTGTAATTCGTACCAAGATAAATTGTTTATGTTAACACCATCACGGTATTGTTTATACAGTTTTGTATAAATGTATTTTATTTTATTTATTACATTAGTTATATATTGTGAACTTATTCCTGTTCTTTCACGAACAAGAATGTATATAGCCTTCTTATTATAGTTTTCTATATTCTCACGCGTCTTAAACAAATATATAATAGAATCCGCAACTTGTATATCTCGTCTCTTTGAAAATAAAAGTGGTAAATACTTTTCTACAACGTTAGAAAATAAATCAATAAAATCTTGTTTTTCTTCTATCATGTCTGTTCTTATTTTTTCATTTACTATGTTTCTTTCAGCATCGATTGTCTGAATATCTTGACTACGCTTGAAATGATAATAGTTTTTATTATTTTCAGCAATAAGATAATTCTTAGCAACAATTGAAAAATAAGAAAAAGCCTTTCCGTTATCGGCTTTGTATTTATGAATTTTTTCATGTAAGAAAGCAACAACTTCATGTTTAACATCTTCATGAGAAACATCAAAATTGTAAAACTTGAACCTATGAATCATTATTTCTGCAAGTTTATAGAATGCAGGGTGAATCTTTTTTGTATATATTATATTACGCTGTATGTCATCTTCAATGGTATTGTACATTACAATAGCATCTTCGGTTTCTTGAGTGAAATATATATTTTGTTTAACTTTCTTTTGTACTTCCATTTCAATCTCACTCTATATTTGAAAACATACCAACTCTTCTACTACCAGTTTCTTCATCTTCTTCAATTGGTTTTTCATCAAAGTAATAATTTATATCGTTTATTATTTTCTTTAATTCTTTGAAAAAATAACCAGTTTCATCATCTGCTTCAAACGAACCAATTCTATCTAATTGTTTTAATACAGACCTATGAGATTGTACTCTATTTCTAAGTGACAATACAAATTCTTGGTTTTCTAAAGCAATTTCTTCCAATTCTGTGTATTTTTTGTTTAGGTTATATATAACATACACTGCTCCACACAATAAAAGTAACAGTATATACACTAAAATAGCCATAAATTATCCCCTTAAATGTTTGGGTTTTATAATTGTATCAATAACACCTAATTCTAATGCTTCTTTCGGTGTAATATAAAAATCTTTAATTGTAGTTGTTTTCCACCATTCAACGTCTTTTTTGGAATTTGTGTACATAATATCTAATAAAATGTCTTCTAATTTCTCCATATGTTGAACATTTGCCTTCATATCAGAGGATTTACCGTAAATATCGGAGGACATTTCATGAAACATTATTGTACTGTTCTTAGATGCTGCACGAACACCTGTACCAGAACATAATATTAAAGCAGCAGCGGACATTGCACATCCACGTACAATTGTATTTACTTTAACATCTAAACTTTGAATATAGTCAATAATACCTAACGCTTCGTAAACAGAACCACCACCTGAATTAATAACGAGGTTAATTGGGTCATCTTTTTTACTTTCGTCTCTCATATGTAAAATTGCTCTAATACGAGTAATTAAATCATAAAGAGTACCGTCCATAATTTCACCAAACAAAAGAACACTTGAAGCGTTTACGTCAATACCATAATCCATTTGAGTAGTTGCTTCTTTCCATCGTAACGGAATATCTTCTTCTTGCTTTTCTTTTTTTTCAATTTTATTATTTTCTGCACTAACTCCGTCATCATAAAAATCTTCCATATAACTACTCCAGTATATATAATAATAGTATTCTATACAGAAATCCCTCTTCTATAAGATTGAACAGATGGTTCTCCGTAGAATACTTTTTTTTCACTTTCATCTACTTCAAAATTAACATTTTCTTTTTCCATTTCCAAATTATTTTTTTCTATATCTTCTTCTATATCAACTACTTCCATTGATTTTTTCATAGGAACAGTTACGGCATCTGTTATTTGATTATTGAAATTGGGAGCAGTTACGGCATCTGTTATTTGAGGTTCTACTTTTATGGTTTCTTTTCCTCTATGCCTTAAATGATTTGCAGCAATTACTAAAGAAACCGCCAATGGGTCAAACACAGAAACAAGAACAAGTATAAACCAATTTACAATTACGTCCATCGGTTTTCCTGTTAATCTACTCAAATAAAGTAATGGACCAATTTCGGAACTAAATGTTGAATTTTCCAATACTAATTTATCTTGTTCTAATAAAGCTACCGAATCGGATAAATTAATTGATTTCTGATTTAATTGGGAAATTTCTAAATTTAGTGTTTGTGTGGATTGATCAACTGATTGAATATTTTTTTGTAAACCACGAGTTCCTTGCTTCTGAGTTAATTGGGAATTTAATGAGTTCTCTTGTGAAAGTCTCAGTTTATCGTATGAGGAAATACGTTCAGTTTTTTGTTTAACCAAAGTATCTATTTGTGTTTTTTGTTCCGTGAATATTTTTTTCTTTTGTTCAAGAAGAGCAATTTTATTTTGTGCTTCATAAATAGATTTTGCTGTTTCTTGGTATGAGTTAGTAAGATAACCGTATACACCAACAGAAGTTAATATCATTAATACCGCTGCGGATGACATTAAATAAAACTTAAATAAAGGTTTAAGTGTTTTGAAGTGATCATGTAAAAATGTTATAACAACTAACTTGGAAAATTCAAGCATGGCAGCCATTCCTATGATTGACCATGAACCACCAGAAAATAATTTGGATATTCCGTATACAGAGTAATATCCAGAAAAAGATGCTAAACCTATTGCACAAAACCAGATAAGTGTCTGTAATGACAATAATTTGGATTTCATCAAATTCTCACTATGGTTCTAAATTTCTCATTAAAGCAATAAGTTCTTCACTTATTGATAAATCAGTAAGATAAGAAACACCTTCTTTATACATCAATTGAATTAATTTTTTACCAACTTGATTTTGTAATGGGCGTTCCAATATACTTTTACCTTTTCTAAAAAGTTGTAGCATTAAATCATTATATTCTTCTGAATCAGTAGCGTATGATTTGTTATTATCAACAACATGAAAGTGTTGATTTCCAAAATAACTTTGGAAAGCACCAATATTATGTTGAACTTCTTCCCATTTCTTTGCTACTATCATCGGCGGTACTCTTCTTGCGCGCATTTGATTTCTTTGTTGAGCTATATCTAATGAAGTATTTACCATTACCATGTCAACATCATATCCCAATGAGTATAGCATACTTGAAACTTTCTGAATTTTAGGTAAATCTGCGCCAGTTCCATCAATAAAAACAGGTAAACAACCGTTAACTATCTGAAAAAACTGATTTGAAGCCATTAATTTTGCTTTTTCTCTCTGAAACATCTGTAAAGAATATATATCAGAACCAGGGTCCATTATCAATGGAAGATTGTTTTTTTTCAATAAAAACTCGTAAAAAGTGTCAGAATTAACTACTTTTACCCCAAATGGACTGATTCCACCCGCTGTTGTACCTGTTAAACCCCCTAATACGAATCCTTTACCAGATCCTGGTCCACCACCAAGAAATACTGCCTTGAATATGTTCTTATCATGGACACTTTCTTTTAGTATACCTTCTATTATTCTCTTTAACTTAATCATAGTCCTACCCATTGTTTTAGAATACTACGAATAAATATAAAAATTTTAGGTTTTAATCATTTTTAGAAGTGCTAACTCTTTTTGCTTTGTCTCTAACATAACATCAACATCTAACCCATATGTGTCAGGTAATGTATGTATATAGTCTGAATGTGCTTGTGGTTTTATCTTATCGTCATTCTCATGGAGTGATTTACTTTCTGAGTAGTGTACAATGGGTTTTACACTACCCCACGTCGATGTGGCGAGTCTTAATGCGTCTTCCTCTGATAAGTCACCCGTACAGAACTTGTGATGGTGGTAATCGAATACAATAGGAATACCGATAGTTTTATGAATCTGCATTAAGTCTTTAACCGAATACATACTTGCTTTATCATCGTTCTCTACTGTCAGTCTTGATTTAACAGAATCAGATAACAAATCGAATTTACGGCAAAAGCGTTCCATAGTTTCTACTTTGTCACCGTATGTGCCGTTACAATGTATGTTAATCTTGTTGAACGGTGTTTTAGATAAACCCATCATGTCAAACAACTTAGCGTGTAATTCCAAGTCAATAATGGTTCTTCTAACTACATCATCATTTGGAGAACCCAACACATTGAATGGACCAGGATGGCAAGTGATACGTACATTGTTTTCTTGTACGAATTTACCGATACGTTGTAATACAATACGAATTAAATGAATCTGGGGTAAAGTTTCTAAGTCATACTCAGAAGCCCATGGAAAAATATCAGATGAAACACGAAAGAAATAAATACCATGCTTTACATTCCACTTGATGATTTTTTCTAAATCAACAACATTTTTGTATGCAAGTTCGGAAGCATAACTTACACCTTTAGTTAAAAAAGTTTTTTTAATCATAGAACGATTGGTGGTAATTTTTTCTTTACCCAATGTCATGTTAATACAGGCGTAGCCAAGCATAAAAAATCCGTATAAAGTTTTAATATGACAATATACGGAATTTATCAGAATTTTGCTATTGCTAATATTTTTTGGATTTGTTTATCACCATTTGAATTAAATCGTGAGTCTGGAACTTTATCAGCAGTTTTCTTACTCAATACATTTATATTACTAATTCTATCAACCCTAAGTAATTTCCAACCAGGAATCTGTGTTGTTGTTTTTCCAGTTGTTTGCCATACTCGTAAATATTTTTTACCAGCTGTTGTACCAAAACAAACAGGAATAATTCCAGTTCTCCAACCAGGAGAATTTTCTCTATCACCTTTGTAATAAAGTGCTATTATTTTTTTTTCCTTTACCGCACCTATCAGAACAGAATCTTGAGGTGCTGCTTCGGTAAGTAATAATATTTCGGTTAAACTTATCATAACCATAAATATACAAAAATAAAAAACCCCCAACCAAAGTTGGAGGTTATTTAGGGTATCATCCCTTTTCCCATTCCGTAGGAATTTTTATGGTTTTTTTCTTTCACATGGTAGTTGGCCAGTTAATTTCCATTTGTTAAAAATCGCTAACTGTTCTTCAGTAAGTAAACCTTCAATCAAAGAAAGTGTTGTTTCATTGCATTTTTTCATATTAATTTGAAATGCAAGTTGTGCTTCTTTAGCAAGTTTAGCGTATTCTTTTCTAATGGATTCAACTTGCTGACGTACTAAAGAATCTTTTTCTAATCCTTTGTATTGAGCCAACTTTTCTGCTTGTTGTTTTCTTAATTCTTCCATTGTTGTTTTCAAATTCAACTTACATTCTTTTTCACAAGTACGAGCTTCTGATAAAATAAATTTAATTTTACTCATTTGCTCTTGTGAAAGATTCAAACAAGGTAAAACTGCTTCTAATGGAACTCTTCTTTGTATTGCACTTGAATCTTTTTTTATTGAATCACGTACACCAATCGGTGTTCTTTTTTCAAATGAAGTTGTATCTTCAACTTTTGTTAGTTGTTCTTGACAACCAATAACAAATAATAAACTTAAAACCAAAATCTTAATATAGTTTTTCATAACTAATTCCTTTAAATAAAAATTAAAAATCATTTGTTGGATCGTATTCACCTTCAGTGCATGAACCAGTACATAGTAATCTTACTGAAAGACCCATATCTTTTGGTGCATTAACGGAAACACAATCAGTATTTGACCAATATAAACGCTTACTAATTACTTCTGTTGCAGATGCTGTTGTTGCAGTCCAAAAATTAGCACTCCAACCTAAATCCCACATCTCTGCTGTTGAACTTTTCAAATAACCTGCTGGGTTTCCTTTGAATCCACTTTCGTTATTTCCATTTCCACTTCTACGTGATAATGTTAACCAATATTGTGAATTCTTCATTTTATTACCAGCTGCGTTTTGTCCACCTAAATAGTTTACTAATGTTGTATAATCTGCATTAGTTGGTATTCTAAATCCAGAAGGAGCTATTCTTGCTGATGAAGAAACAGCGTACCAATTATAAAGTTTTCCGTAAAGTGTACTATTACTTGCATCAAAATTATAGTGACACCAACCTGGTGTACCAGCATTGTAATATTCAGTCCATTGTGTAGATGATGATATTTCTGCTATTGGAATACCATCTTGGAATGTACTTACATCTAAATTAGTATCACTCCATTTTTGTGCGCCTATGAGAACAACACCCATTAATTTCTCCATTCATATTAATAAATTGATTCACACCTATAAATATCAAAACGGAAAAATAAAACTATTATTTTTTTGTAGTTTTTCTTTTATTTAACTTCTTTGGTTCTACAACCACAGGTTTAGTAGTTGTCTGCTTACTTACTTTTTTAACTTTAACATTCGCTCTTTCTTGTTCTTCAGAATGATGAATTACCGCAGCAACAATTGCTTTCTTATCAGCTAATTCATTTAACACTTCTGTTAACTTACTTCTATAATAGACTCCAACACCGATAGCACCAATTAAAAACGGTACTACTGAATTAACCGTTATCATTAAAATTGAATTTCCATCCAACATAACCAACTCCTTTATTTACTTATATGAAATATATATTTACCATCTGTTATTTTTTTAACTGTTACTGTATCGTATTGATTTGTGAAATGAGAATATAAATAAATCATACTGTATTTGAATGTTGTTGATGCGTTTTCATCAATTGTAAATAAAACATTATCTGAAAATTCAATACACTTTCTTATTACAGTATCTATAAATTGATATTGTCTTTCGCTGTACTTTGGTTTGTCAAATACACCTGTAATAATAGTCCAATGGTGTCTTTCAAAATCTACTTCATCAATATACTCTTGCATGGATGCTTGAACTGTTGCCCATGGGTGTGTACGTTCCAATGGTTGGAAATCTGAAAATAATGTGTTTACTTTTTCATCAACATCAACTGCCGTGTACTCTATGTCAAGTCCAAACTCATCTAATGTTTTTAGAAAATCTAATCCCTTATCACATGCTCCAAAATGCAAAACACTTTCATGCTGGCCAATTCCACAATAGATTATTTCTGTTGCGAAATTTTGATTTAATTCTGTTGTATGTTCCATTTAAGTGCTTCCGAAATGTTAGGAAAATTTTTAATAAATATATCTTTAATGTCATTTGCGATATGTCTGTGTTCAAGTTGTGTATCTTGTGAACACCGTAAGTCAAGGTAGTGAATCCAACTACGAATAGAACCTTTCATATACATAGTTGTTTCAGTTGCTAGTGGAAGAACATCACGAGCAGTTTCTCGTGATACACCCTCATCAATTAAGTATTGATATAGTTCTTTACTTTTTTCTAAATGGTTATCAACCATTTTACTTAAAGTAGAATCTAAAATAATTTCTTCTGAACTTTGTCTGTTTGTCTTTCCTTGTTTACGCAATTCTATTTGTTGAATGTCTGTTGCTGTTGAATATCTTTGAGAAAATTCTTGAAAAGAAAAACTACGGTGGCGTAAAATTTGAGCTGCAATACTTCTGCGAGTAACTATCGAAACTGTCATATCTACCATTTCAAATGGCGACCAATGTTTATGTTTAATTAAATAATTTAAAAGTTTTGGCGATGTCTCCATGTTCATCTGATTCGATGGATTACTAACTCTTGCGCAATAAGAAATTAATTCTTCTGATGAACTTAAACCATCCATTTTAGGATGCGTAATCGAAACTAATTTTACAGACATAACTTATTTTTTACCTTTATCCTTGTTTATTTTTATCAACTTTATATAAATACCATTAGTGTCTTCAGATATAATTACCGAATGGTTTCCTGAATATAATACTATCGTCAACCATCTTAAAAATTTATTTATATCTGTACTTATTGGGTCACTTAAACTTTCATTACTTTCTTTCTTTGGTTCGACTTTACCAAACAAATTGTCATCAATCTCTTCTTCTTCGTTAGGTGGAAGCATCCAATCATCTTCTTCAACATCCTCATCAGATGGTGGTGGAAATTCATCTTTTCTTTTTTGCTTTATTTTTTCTACTATGTCTTGAACAGTTAGTATATCATGCATTCTCCAGAACTTATCTATGAAAGTATTAAGTTCTTTTTTGTTAAGTTTTTCGTCTTTAGAACCTTTCAAAGTTATTTCAAAGTAATTCAGCATAGACTTTAGTTTACGCTCTTGCTTTGTCATGATTATACCTTTTTATAGTGTCAATTACTTCAATATACTCGTGATTACCTTCTTTTATTTTATTCATAGAAAAGTTTGTTAATTCTCTGACAATTTTGTCATTATTACCGTAAGTTTTAGCGATATTAACCATTGAATCCTTCATGGGACAATGATTTGGTTTCATTGATAAAGTTAATGAACTTTTGGTTATAAACCAAACACTTACAAAACCAATTAAAAATGAGAAAATCATTTCCATTAAAGTCTCCAATTGTTAATAAGCATCATTGTCTATAAATAGTGTACTAATGATAAAACGAGAGAGGTATGGTCGGTATCAATTCTCTCGTACATGTATAACTGAAGATTATACTGAAATTCCTTTATTCTTTAATTCGGAATAAACTAATCTCGATACTTTCTTCCAATAGTGTTTTGTAGCCCCTTTTGTATGTCCATGTGGACCACCATTCCACTTTCTCGCTAATATCTCCATTTCGGTCATCGTAATGGTTTCCCAGTTAAGTTTGGGATTGTAGAAATTCTGATAAATCCAAAACATTTGTTCAGACTTATCAGGATTTAACCTGTCTTGTAAAGTAAATTGTTTATGTATTCCCTTTGCTTTACAGATGCGATTCACTTCTTTTACCATTATTGGTAAAATTTGAACTATTCCAAGTGAACCATCCTTTGATCGTGCGGTTGCATTGCCCTTAGACTCAACCCAAACGATAGATGAATATAACACATTCTTAACTACTACTGATTTAATCTCAGCGTTTTTATTTGCTACGGAAGTCATAGTTACCATAGGTAAACAAAAAATAAGAAAGAAAGATGTTATAACCCGTTTACATTTGTTAGTCATAATTTCTGTCCTCATTTATGGATAATATATTTAACATACCATCTCGTTGATTTCAACGCCATGGTTAAAACATATACCGACCATATTTTTTCTATGTAAAAGAACGATGTACAAATATAAGCAAAAAGATAAATATCAACAAATTAAATTTTTCCTAATAATTTTATGTATAGTAGTATATAATATATACTCTAGTATAATATTAATATATAATATATAATATTAAACACTTTTCTCTGTGTTCACACCTTTCCCGTGTTCACTGGCAATATACAAAAAAAATCAATACAAAACAAGAACTTTCTTTCACCAAGTCAAAATATTTGGATATTTTCTCATATTTTTTACTGCTGACTGAATATAAAGGTATTCAGAGTTCTGATAAAGGAATGTAGAACCACCACCATCGCAATTCATTGCGTATTTACAACCAAGTTCCAATAATCTTTTCGGCATATCAACTATTCGTATGGAAGAGTTAATGTAGATCAAAACACTATCAGGGTGATGACTACCAAAAACCGTTCTAGGACGTTTGGCGAGTGTAAACTTGTTGTTTGGTATCTTTTGTGGTATGCTATCTTTAACAATCAATGGCGTCCCGGAGAAGAGGTATTTTGACCATATGGCGGGTACATCAGTATGAAGATTAAAATGTAAATGTGGTTTCAAATTAGGAATACCTAAATGGTTTGAATAATCTATTGATACAAACGGCCATAGTAATGGATTATTTGGATTAAACCTAACAGAATCTTTATAGGGAGGAACAAACGTTTTAGTTGTAAAAAAAGATAGGTTAACCATATTTTTTACTTTATATTTGGAAACAAACCAGGAAGGATGTTTCAATCCAGAGTTGGATAACAGCTTTATTTCATTCAAATGAAGTTTAATTACCCATTCCTTTGAATACGCTGTGCTGAGTGATAATATCACTAAGAATATTTTTATTATCCCTTTCATTTTTATAAGTATGTTTGAAAAAAATAAAAATAATATTTGGAATAGATTGAACCATTTTGTATGTTTGTACATGATTATTAACAACAATTATTTAAGGATTATTTATGGCTTACTACCTCGCTAAAGTACAGTTTGAAATTACTAGCGATAATGGTAAAGTGAGAAGACATTCTCGCAGTTACATGGTGAACGCAGTATCTATTACTGATGCAGAAGTTCAATTAAACAAATACTTGTCAGCAAGTGTTGAACCGTTTGAAGTTAAAACTATTTCAGAATCAAAAATCGTGGACTACATCAATGAACAACAATGATTTTAAAAAGATGCTCAAAAAATTTGAAGAAGAATTTGCTAAAGTAAATGATTCAGAAAATTTACAGCAGTTAAAAGAAAATTATATTCAATTGGAATTAGTACGTGAAAACATATTTGATTCTTTATTTGAGAAAGTTCAAGACACGGAAGAACGTGGAGAATTTTTAAAAATATTTTCCAAGTTTGAATATGAAATGTCTTATCAGATTCCTTTGTTTAGTGATGATGATTTGGATACGGTTGATCAATTGTTTGAAGATTACAATGGTTACTTTCAAAGATTTGGTTGCTTAAACCCCGAACAAATTATTTCATGGAGTGATACCGAAGTTCTTTTTGATGATGAGTTTGGAAACATTGATATAGTAACTCGACCCGATACTCTGGTGGGAAGTGCAGAATAACCTTAATAAAATTAAGTCCAACAATTAGTTGGACTTTTTTGTTTTTGGTTGTTATAAAAAGATTTATTATATTTGTGTGTTAGTGATTTACAAACGAATAACAAATGGAAAAAATATGAGTACTAAAATGAAAACATTGCCATGTGAAGGAAATAACCCAATGAGTAAGCATTATCATAGTGAACCGTGCGGTCAGTACCTTAAAGTAGCCGATAACGTAGTGAAGGTTATTTGTTGGAGATGTACCGCTAAAGGTCTTCCCACACCAACCATGGTAGGCAAATCAAATGTGGCAACTGGCTTTCCACGTGGATGGAAATTTATGAAAGAGTTCGTACATCAGAACGGAAGTGTTTATCATAAGGGTGAAGAGCAACCAAGTCTACGTGGTACACTTGAACCAACACCATTCAAGACTGCTAAGCCACGTAAAGTAAAACCTACATTGGATGATAAAATTCAAGAAGAGTACAACAAGAAATTAAAAACTAAAAAATCTAAATCTAAAAAATCATAAGGAGTATTGTTATGAGCATCTGGCTAACGGTGAAAGAGTTATCCACCGAACTTGAATGTTCCGAACAATATGTTCGTTACTTGATAGTAGGTAGAAATCGTAAATATGGTGATAGAACACGCAAGGAATCACCTAAGATAGATGAAAAGTACATTAGAGTTATAAAGAATGGCAGACGGATTAAATACTTAATACACAGTTCTATATTGGAAAAGTTAAAATGAAAAAGAAAATTCCAACAAAACGAAAAAATACAAACGGTATTTATGAATATAATGTGTTTGATAATTTATGGGGTACAAAACAATATCCAAATAACTACGAGTTTGCAGTAGTTTCATACGGTAAAGATGTGGATGAACCACATGTATTTTCATTAGAAAAAACTATGGAAGACGCAGCAAAAAGAAAAAATTATTGGACCAGACAGAGTGTTGATAATTATAACATAGAAATCGTTGGAATAGAAGATATTACGTAAAAAATATTTTTTACTTTGTTATATAAAGAAAATTCTCTATCTTTGTATGTAAGATTAAGAACAACCAATAAAGGAAACAAAGGAATGACAAACTCAAACATTCAAATCGGAACTGAAGTAGTAAGAAGTAAAGGTGATTATGTAGTAGGTAGAATAGGAAAAATAATTGCTATTGATACTGAAAAAAACAGAGCACAAGTAGAGTGGAGGAGTGCCGGTAAAAGCTGGGTTTCTTTTGCATCACTTGAATTGCTTTCAACACCTTACGAAATAGACATAAAAACAGGAAAATTCCCTAAATATAAAAGATTAGACTAAAGATAAAAATCCCACAGTATTCGTACAGGGTTGACAGACTGGAAAGACAGCCATTTTTTCAAAATAAAACATCAAGAAAAACAACCATGAAAAAATACATTTCAACTAAAACGAAATATGTCAGCACAGGTGGATACCGAGGTTATGTAGAACCAATCAATGCAGTAGCCGGTGCAAATGATACGGGTACATGGAGTGATTCACCATGTAATTCTAATATATGTGAAAAAGAAATAAAAGAATACCGAACAATACTTCGCAAGAATAAAATACAAAGTCGTACAATGTCTTGTCAAACATCAAACATATTTTGTATACATAGATATGT